CGGCGAAGGTTTCGCAGAACGCGGCTAAGGCATCCGAAACTGCGGCGGGCAATTCCGCAACTGCGGCGGCAGGATCAAAGACCGCGGCGGCCACATCCGAAAAGAACGCCGCCAATTCTGCGACTGCGGCTAATGCGTCCAAAACTGCGGCGGGCAATTCTGCAACTGCGGCGGCGGGGTCAAAGACCGCGGCGGCGTCCAGTGCGGCGGCGGCGAAGACATCCGAGACGCACGCAAAGACGTCCGAGAACAACGCCAAAGCATCGGAAACGAAGGCCAAAGCATCTCAGGACGCGGCGGCTGGTAGTGCGACTACTGCAAGCACGAAGGCAACTGAGGCGGCTAGTTCTGCATCTGCGGCTGATGCTTCAAAAACGGCGGCGGCTGGTTCGGCCTCTGCGGCGAAGACTTCAGCAGACGCGGCGAAGGTTTCGCAGAACGCGGCTAAGGCATCCGAAACTGCGGCGGGCAATTCCGCAACTGCGGCGGCAGGATCAAAGACCGCGGCGGCCACATCCGAAAAGAACGCCGCCAATTCTGCGACTGCGGCTAATGCGTCAAAAACCGCGGCGGCTGGTAGTGCTACTACTGCAAGCACGAAGGCCTCTGAGGCCTCTGCTTCTGCGCAAAAAGCGAAGGATTGGGCGTCAAAAGAGGACGGCCCTGTCGAGGGTTCAGGCGACACGGCAAAGTATTCTGCGAAGTATTACGCCGAACAAGCGAATCAGAGCAATAGCGTGAAGTACGTTGCGCAGACGCTGACGACGGAGCAACAGACGCAGGCTCGCAAGAATATCTCGGCACTTGGAATCAAAGAACAAGCAAAAACGTCCGAAGACGCGCAGGCTATCCTTCAAGCATTTGTTGATTTTGCAAACGAGAATAACATCGTTTGATTTTTGGATCAAAACGAAAAGGGGGTGACAATGGCAACACCAAACTCAACGATTGCGGCTGTATTGAATTGGCTGAAAAAAAAGGCGGAAACATCTTCGCCGTTAGATTCGTATCCGATTGGTGCAGTTTATATAAGCACGCAACCGACTGATCCTGCTTCAATTTTAGGAGGTGGGTGGAAAGCGCTTAATGAAGGGCGGGTGCTAATCGGAGCCAATACCACATATCCAGCGGGGTCAAAAGGCGGTGAAGCCAGCGTTGTTTTGAGCGTTGACCAAATGCCGGGACATTCACATAGCGGATCAACTTCAGCCGCCGGACAGCATTTGCACAATATTTACGGCACTGCAAACGAGACTGACAGGTGGGCCTATGTTCCGGCCTACTTAGATACGCAACACAAACTGCTAACTACATCGGGAAAATCTCTCGGGACAACGGCGTATGGCGGGAATCACTATCACAGTTTAGATGTCGATTCAACCGGCGGCAACCAACCACATAACAATTTGCCCCCGTATCTGTCGGTTTATATGTGGGAAAGAATTTCGTAAAAGGAATTAAAAATGAGTATCACAAATAAAATCAACTTGACGCAGACTCTGTTTAATGGGTGTGGGGGGGTAATTATGACATCGTCAAAAAAGTTTTAAATTGGTGCAAATCAAATTCAAACAGTGTTGCGGTGGGGACGGTGATTTCCTTCGCAGGGAAAACAATTCCTGATGGATATCTATTGTGCAATGGCGCGGTAGTGAGTCGTGACGAATATGCGAATCTGTTTCAAGTCATTGGCACAACATACGGCAGAGGGGACGGATCGACAACATTCAACTTACCGAAGCTCGATTCTCGTTTTATTGAAGGCACCGTACGCGCGGACAATGTCGGAATGCAGAAAAACGCTGGATTGCCGAACATTACCGGAAAGTTCAAGATTGGTAACTATCCACTGCTTACATCTGAGCATAAAGGTGCTTTTTTTGGGGCTGATTATGGTGCTGCCGACTATCACGGACAAGATCTTAGCTCCAATGTTCCAACAACGGTTAGCATTGATGCTTCAAGGGCTAGCGCCGTTTACGGAAGGTCGTCGACTGTTCAGCCGGCATCTTTGTGTCTACTTCACTGCATTAAGTATTAAAGATAGAGAGTCAAAAATGGCGGAAGCAAATCAATCTGTATTAAAAGTCCTAAACTGGTTAAAAGCGAAAGCCGAATCGAATTCGGTTCTTTCGATGTATCCCATTGGTTCAGTGTACATGACCGCAAATGCGGCATTCGATCCTAATTCTGAGTGGGGGGGGGGTATGGGAAAAGATTGAAAACAGATTTTTACTAGGCAGCGGAACTAAAGTCGTTGGTGCGCAGGGCGGCGAGGAGAATGTAACGCTGAGCACATCACAGATACCGTACCACTCGCATAGCCGTGGCACCATGGATATCACTGGCAACCTCGCAAACGGAGAAATACGCATCGAAGATGTTACAGGTGCTTTCTACAATCGCGGCGATGCATATAACGGTCCGGGCGGGGGCTGGCTAACGACAGGCCAAATGGGGTTTAAAGCTTCTAGGAATTGGAGCGGCTATACGAGTTCAAGCGGAGGTGGAGCATCACACAACAATATGCCTCCGTATCTAGTAGTTAATATTTGGAAGCGAACCGCTTAATAATTCAGGAGCAATAAAAATATGAAAAATATAGTTTATGTTGGTCTTAAAGATGGCATAGTTTCCGTTGAAAATGAGTCTTTTCCGATAAAAAACCTCTCGGCCGATCTAATAAAAAAATATCTGCCAGAAAACATTGAACCAACTGACATTGGCGGTATTTCTTGGTGTCTAAACGATCCGACTCAAACAGTATTCAATACGTATCACAACGGTGATTTTAGATTTGATGTAGCAGAGGAAAATTATAATAAATTCATCAAACCTTACGTAGATATTTGGCAAGCTAAACAGGACGAGCAACAGCAGGAACAAGAAAAAGCCAAAGCCGAATGGAACAAGTTTGAAAATCGACAAGCGCGCGCGATTGAGGTAATCCGTGCCGACTACGCCAGGGCGCAGTCCGACGGATTTATGCGCTCGTCTTTGGGATTCGATGCAGATATCAGTCCGAGCAGCACAGCGACGCTTTTGGGGACTCAAACCAACCTCGTGGCCACGCAGTCTACGAAATCGACGGAAACGCCGACGACGGCATTCTTCGATTTCAACGGATACAGGCACGATCTTGACGCCGATCAGGTGCAAGTGCTGATTTGCGAAATCAATTATGCGCAGAATCACTTGCGCGTACAAAAGCACAGGTTCAAGACCGCCGTGACTGCGACGACGGACAACGAATCTCTAAACACTTGTCTTGCAACCTGCCTATTCACCGCACTGGACTTTTCGCGAGCGGCTGAAGACGGCACCCCTGCCGAGCTGCCAATCGAGCAGCCGAAAACGATTCAAGAGCGCGTTGCCGCGAGGTGAGACAATTAAACAGTGAGGGGCAACATGGGAAACGTCAATAAAAGGGAGTGTCTCGATTTTTGTGTCTAGCGCGGGTTTACGGTTGAGCTTGTTGGCTCTCCAACAGGGGTATTTAACCCCAGGTACTTCTGGGCTGTCAAGCCCCAATTTTTCTATCAGTGGTAATGCGATGATTCAGGGTACGACGGCGGCATGGGAGGGCTGCATAGCCGCCCCCATGGTGGCGGTTCTTTCCTTGCTCGATGCGGGCAGGACACGAGCGCTGAAACAGGAATATCGGATATCGTCTGTCGTTTTTATCCGGACAAATATGTTTTTGGGTAGCGCCTAATGCGAAACCCCGGCTCGACCGGGGTTTCTTTATGGTGCGCTCGGCATGAGCGCGTTCTAACGGGTGAAAGTCCCGAATGCAGGGGGTAGCACCAAGCACATAGCCAAGAGCAAGGGTGTCCGCCGCGAGGCGGGATCTGAAGGAAGCTGGAGGCAAACCACTGACCTGACGTACAGAAACTGCATAAGGCATTCGAAGATGGGTAAGTCTGCTAAACAAGATGAAGCCCGAAGCTACACGGAATCCGAGGTGTAGATGCAGCAGGTACATGGTGGGAAAGAACGCGTTCTTACCGAGGATGTAATGTTTTTTGTGTCCAGGCGATAATAGCGCTCCCGTAGGGCGCGAAAGGAATCACCGTGGCACACCGTACACCCAAAATAAACGACACCGTAAAATTTACCGACCAGCAGCAGGCCATTCTGAACGATGCCGTAGAGCAACTGATGGAAGCCGGCGGCTTAACGGCCTTAACGCAGGCTCATTTCAACGAGGCGATGAAGAGACGGCCCATAAATGGGCCAATACCCGAAAAGGCGCCTAGCGGGTTGCACACAGCCAAATTCTCTCGACCAAGCTGACCAATGGTATTCTGAAGAAGAATGGGTGGTGTTGGCTCGGTATGCACCGAGTTAACGGTATGGGAAGGTAAAACTATGAAAACCGCCGTAAAACACTGCGTGAACAGTGCCTACCAGATCGGTATGGGCGGTGGTGTGGAAGGACGGCGGGGCCTAGCCGCGCCTCCTATCCGATCGGAGGTTACTTTTCCCAAGGTGCGGGGTCAGGAAAACGGGATCGCAAATATTCGATTCCTTCCATAGATTGTTCTGGTGTTAAGTTGTTTAGGCAGAATGTTTTAGGATTGAAAACACGGATATTTCTCTTGAGCTTCTTAACATTTTCTTGGCAGATCGTGAGCATTTCTACGGGAAAAACGCGATTTTTTAGGCGCGCCCAAAAGTTCCACTCTTCTGTGAACTCCACGGGGCACTGCATTGATCCGATCATTTCGTAGGAGAAGAGTGCGCGTGAGATATCCTTGCCCGTCCGGAAGGGGGTAGAGTTCACTCGGCGGAGCTCGGGGTACTTCTCGATAACCTGCCGGAAGCACGTCTTCGTGTAAGCATCAACAGAGTGCGCAGGGTAATAATATGGGATGAGGCTCCCGGTTCGTTCTCGATAGAGAGCCCATGCCCGGATAACGGTTTTTTGCCAGTTATTGATTGAGTTGTCGCTGAGGATTGAGGCCCCAACTTCTGGGGTAATCTTTTTTGCCTTCTTCTTGCTCATCCACACGATTGGTGCCCCGTCTTCAGTGAAGAAGTCTTTCTCCTCAAGTGGTCGGTTTAGGAAGATGTCATCGTTCGAGTAGATGAATTGTTCTGACAGCCCTGGGATTCTGTCGAGGTACATCTCGATGCAGATTGAAGAGAATACTGGCAGCAACGCTTCTGGGAGGATGGACTTGTGGTCAATGACCGTGACTTTCGGATGATCTTTTAGCCAGGCGGGGCGCTGCCTATCTGTGACGATATAAATGTGACGAGCCCACGGAGCGTACTTGTTTACAGACCTGAGTGCGTACCGTAGCTCATCATGTTGAATGTAGCGGACGTCCCCGATGTTCTCGTTCACTTTGTCTGGGTTGGTTTCTTTCAGTCTAGCTTGTTTTCTTGCAGCAAACGCTGGCTCGTCACCGTCGCACCAAAGATAAACAAAATCGACGATCGAGGTGTTATTGGAATTGTTCGGGGGGGGGGGTAACATCTTGAAACATTTTTACGGGGATTAAAAAATGGCTCACGGCTGATTCGCCCGTGAGCAAAAACGATAAACATAACTTTATCACGCCACCTTCGGGGCTGTCTTTTCAGATCGTCCCGAATTCACTTAAGACCGCAAGTGGCCGATGTGGATCATCGACCACCTTTTCTTTTGGCAAACCGAGCACTGCAAGTCGGCATACGAGAGCGAAGTTGAGCGCTCTCAGTTGCCGCCGTCAATGCGCGAATGAATGCCCCTCATTGTTAGCTACGTTTTCAGCTGGGGTGCAGTTTGTACCCTGACTGCTTTGGCTTCTGCCGGAATATCGCCCCTCTGTGAGGGGCTTTTTTATGGGTGTTTCCATGTACATGAGATGGCTTTGTTATTTACCAGCGTCCCTAGCCTTCGACGTTTTCGGGCGTCTGCTTACGCCGATCGTCGTTCTTTTTGCCGACAAAAACGGCTGGTTGCCGTCTTTGCTTTGGTGGTGGCAGACGCCGGACAACTCAATCGACGGCGACGCAGGTCATCTTGCGCGTTGGGGCACGTCAACCGCCCCGCTTGCGGCCTACGTGCGCCGGGTGGCGTGGCTGTGGCGAAACTGCGGCTATGGCTTCAACATTGACGTGATCGGCTTTAAGCATCAGGCCGGAGACGTGAAGCAGGTCTATGGCGATCCGACTATTGGCGACACATCGGGAATTTCGGGCGTGTGCCGGTGGAAGGTCTTTCGTGACGGAAAGCCGGTTTGCTGGCAGTTCTACTACGTGAAGCACTACCGAATTTTTGGAGTTTGGAAGTGCGTTCGTATCGGAGCAGGCTGGAAGATTTGGGGCCAGCCCGTCCCGGGCTATGTTTACGGGCAACACTGGGTGTATTTTCACCCGATGAAGGGCTCGGGCCGAAACAAGTAATCTATGCCGGAGATGGTGCGCATGACGTCTGACTTTTTGCCGGAAGGCACCGAGAAAATAGTAGCCGCGGCAGTGGGCGCCCTCACCGGCGCCCTTTCGTTTTTCTTCGGCCTCGATACCAAGCCGCTCATTATTTGGCTCGCGATCTTTATCGCCGCAGACATCTTGACAGGCATGGCGGCGGCGTTCGTCAATCGTGACTTTGAGAGCAGGATTGTGTCGCGCGGGCTTTTGAAAAAGGGCCTGATGTTTATTGTCGTGGGCTTCGCGCACGGCCTTGATGTGCAGTTTTCCTACACGCTGAACTATCTCGCAGTATTTCAGGGCATTGTCATAGCGGCCTACGGCTTCACAGAGTTCATGAGCATCATTGAGAACCTTGACCGCATGAATCTCGGCGGGTGCATTCCTGCAATCATTCGTAAGGCCCTCAAACAGATCAACGCCCGTTTGGACGAATCAGTTGAAGAGATCGGCAACAAGCCGAAAGAAGGCAAAAATGAAAATCGGATACTTTGACACAAAAGAACTCGCGAGCAAGGACGGCCAGCGCTCTCCGTTCGGGGCGCAACAGGTCAGATCAGAGCTGCTATTTTTATTGAACCGAATTCGGACGGCATGGGGCCGCCCGATCATTGTCAACAGCGCTTATCGCTCGCCTGAGCACAACCGGGCCGTTGGCGGCGTGGAGAACTCTTATCACGTTCAGGGCCTCGCGGCCGACATCCGGCCGGAGCATCAAGAAGACCTGCCCGAACTGCAAGACCTCTGTTTAGAACTCAACACCGATGGCGGGGTAGGGCTTTATGACAGCTTTGTCCATGTTGACGCCCGGGGCTTTAAAGCCCGGTGGGACAACTGCAAAAAATGACCACGGCTGAGATCATCAAAAACGTTTTTATTTTTCAAGGAGTACGCTATGCACAGCGAAGACTTTCGAGAATGGCTTAAGAAAATCGGCGTGAAGGCCGAAGACCTCACGCGTGACGCCTATGAAAAACTCAAGGCCGAGAAGGCAAAAATGGACACAGAGACGCGCCGGAAGTGCAGGCTCTTTTGGGCGACCGTGTCGGTCGTGACCTTCCTCATCGGCCTCGGGCTGGGTCATTTGTTCTTCTGATGCGCTGCGGGCGTGTCACTTCTGCAAATGAGCGCAAGCAAATTTGAGGGTGGCGCCCCCCGGCGGTATTGATGGTGCTGAAGTGAGGCGGCGGGGAAAACGCCGTAGGTGCAAATGTCTGCAAGCAAATTTTTGTACACAGTCCTCGCGGCTTTGATCTTCGGCGCCGGATACACCTTTGCTGACGCTCTGCGCACCGCAGACATCCAGCGCCTTAAAGCTGATTACGCGCAGGCCGCGCAGGAGTATCAAGCGAAGCTCACGAAAAGGGAGGCTGACAATGCGAAGAAGCTCGCCGAAGCTGTCGACAAGAAGCAGGCTGAGATTGATGCGCTTGGCTCTGAGCTCGATAGTATGCGCGGCGATGTTGAGCGCCTGCGCCGTGCCGCAAGCTCCGGCAGTGGTGGAGTGCCCCCCGGCGCCGGTAGTGCCTGCATCTCTTGTGAGCGACAAGTCCGAGACTGTGTCCGCTTACTTGCAGAAGGTGCGGAGCTTCTTAGCGAAGGCGGCGGACTGGTCGGCGGCCTCAGCGCAGACCGAAACGCCGTCCGCGAAGCCCTGAAACCGTGACGCACAAAAAAATAGCGTCAACTCTCGGCTATATTGACAAGCTAGACTATAGCTGACGGTTAAAACCGTGAAGCACAAAAAAAATAGCGTCAACTCCCCAGGGGTTTAAGGCGCACAAAAAAATAGCGTCAACTCCCCCCGGTGTTTAATGAGCACAAAAAACGATTCAAACCAGCACCGGCATAGGCTTGCCATGCGGTGTTGAAGGCAAAGAAAAACCTCGTGGATTCTGGAGTTCTCCACGAGGTTTTTACGATAGCCTACCGCTAGGCTGTTTTCGCAGGACTCATTTTACCTTACCTTACTTACCTTATCTTTCTTTTCGCGTTCTGCGACTACCTCGCGCAGGCGGTCACGGACCCAGTGGGAGCCGCCAAGCTCCTTGAGAACCGGAACAAGTTCTGCGGGCAGACTCAACAGAACTGTTTGCCGACCTTGCGGGTAGATTACCGGACGGCCCATCACTGGCCTAGTTTCATTGCTTCTTCTACCCATGCCGCTTTCTCTGCCATTTGCCATTTTCAGAGACCACGACAAGGCCTGCGGCAGGGCTCTTCCCGCCCTGTCTCAACAGCACCTACATTTTCCTCAGTGCCGTCAGAATTAATTCTCCACAAATAATCTAACAAAACAGCTAAATTGTCGTATGCGTGCTTGTCGAGACGGCCAGCTTCGATTTCAGCCAGTACCTTTTCATCTTCCTGGGTAGAAAGATCAGAAACATGATCAAAAGCGGCCTGGTCGTTTTCAGCCTCGAAAGTCATGCCTTCGAAGTTAGTAACGAAGTCGTAAGCATCTCGAATCTCGCCAGCCGTATGAAAAACGTATTTCATTTTTTTGCTCCTTAAACGCTTAATGCGTTGTGCTTTCTGATAACCGACATTGTACATATTTATATATATAAGTAAATAGAAAAGAAACTATCGGCAAGATTTTTCCTTTAAAAAGTAGCAGGCTATTTCATGTCTTGCGTTGGCAAGACCTCATTTGCCCAGTCTTGCATCAGGATGCGCCTTTGCTCAAGAAGGTCAGAGCGCTGATAGGCTTGACGTACTGTATTGCCTGTAGCGTGCATAAGCGATTTTTCGGCCAGTGTGACATCCTTCCCGTTTTCTGCACACCAATCAGAAAATGTGGATCGACAGCCGTGCATAGTCACCGGACGCCCTGCGGCTCTCTGTAGGAGAATGCGCGGCGTTTCTCGGTTCATTATTTCTGCCGAATGGCCGGGAAAGAGGAAATCATTTTTCCGCGGCAGCATTTCGATGATTTTCAAAGCCTGCTTTGAAAGCGGAACCCTAAAGGGGTAGTCCTTTCCGTCCTTTCGGCGCTCAGGAGGGACGCTGAAAACGGCGTTTTCTAGGTCTATTTCATCCCACCTGGCTGAAATAAATTCATTCGATCTGCAGGCGGTCAGGGCGCCGAAAATGATTGCATAGCCGCCCAAAGATCGAGACGCGAAAAATTGACGCAGCAGGGTTTTCAGTTCAACCAGTGTGGGCGCTTCTACGTGCTTGACTGTTGTCAGCTTATCTTTGGACGGCAGGAAAAGCGAAAGATTCCCTTTCCATCGCGCCGGATTATCCGGGCGCATTCCTTCGGAAACCGCGAAATCAAGGATCATTTCAAGCGCAAGCCGCACGCGCTTCGCTGTTTCAGGCGTTTTGTACCAAATAGGCTGAAGAACGTTTAGGACATCATCCCGCGTTATCTCTGTAATGGCTTTGTCTTTGAGGTAGGGCAGGATAAATGTGGTCACTTGATAGATAAGGCGGGAGTGACTTTTACTCTGCTTCCATTGCGTGACAGTAGCTTTTCGTTCAATGGCGCGTTCGGCAACTGTTGAAAAATCGGGTGCGGACAATTTGGCCAAATTGTCCTGCTTCGGCTTCTTTGTCTTTTCCGGCGCTTTCCCCCCGGCCAAATCTGCGGCCATTTTCGCGGCGCGGGCCTTCGCCATTGCAAGCGTAATTGTGGCCGTGCTCCCCAGGCCGCGTTCAATACGCTTGCCGTTAATCTGCATCCGGAACACCCAGCGGCGTGACGTACCGGCGACAATGAGGCGCAAGTTTGGTGCGGCCTGATACTTCCCATCAGGCAGTTTGGCTACATCTGTCTGAAGCATAGATTCCCTTCCCTTAGATTCTCTGTCCCCCACTTTGGGGCGCCTAAAGTGGGGGATCGGGCGCATCCCCCACTTTATCCCCCACTTCGCGTGCAAAAGTGTACCCAACGATGCCAAATAATTCACCGTTTTGCACAATCATGCGCAATGATGCAATAAGCGGGAAGCCAGTAAAGACAAGGGATAGCGGGGGAAGGCAACAAAAAAGCCGCACTAGGCGGCTTAATGTAGTGGCGTCCCCATGGGATTCCGAACATATGCTGAATTAAAGGGTTTGAAGCGTGCTACTAGATTCGATCCCCCACTTTATCCCCCACGAAAAAAACAGGAAATAGGGACAAGAAACCATAGTTCGGATTATTCACAATTTGGGTTATCGGAGACATCATCACCGGACTACTGGCACTCATGACGCGCCCGAAGTAACAGGCATAAAAAAAGCAGCCCCGTTTGGGGCTGCTTTGGTAAGGCCAAATGTAAGTTGTTATGCCTGCTGCGCAATCCACGCCTTATACGCAGGCAGTTCTTTCGGATCGTATCCGAATCGGGCTAGCTCCCTTTCCATCATGATCAAATTGAGATCATTGACGGCATCCCACAGCTTTGACGCATCAGGGATGTTAAGCGCTTCCATAACGCGCATGGCCTGCATGAGGGGCTTGTTACAGAGATAGCGCAGGCAGTAGACGAAAATGCTAAGGCGCTTGAGAATGTCCCGCGAAACCCAAATATGCGTTTCTTCGGATGGAAGGAGTTTCTTTGGAGCTTCTTCAGCCTGCTGCAACTGGCAGGTTTGAATGAACTTCACAGCGGCTTCGAAGTCCTTTTCAAGAATATATGTGTACTTCGGAACACGAAAATGCGCTTTTAACGCCTGATACACAGTCTGATAACGAACGTCATCTTTATGCACCCGTTTCGCGACTTCGCTTTGAATTCGGTATTGGTGTTCTAAGGTGAGATATTCTGAAGGAATCTGCGGAGTAGTAGCGCAGCGGTACTGGCCGGTTTTGCGGATAGCCGGCAGAACTTCGTCGGTCAGCCAAATGCGAAAGTTGTATGCAGAGGTGCCTTCTTTCAAAGCTTCTTGGCAACGAAGAGCAAGCGTATAGACGCCGCTCTCTCGAACGATGTTTGTTTCTCTGCCGTCAATGGTGAGTTTTTGTCGTTCAACATCACGAAGAACGCAGAGAGCGTCTGAGGTGTTCTTGATACCGAGGCCGCGGCAAATGTCTGTTGCGACGAACCACGGCGTACCAGCGTTGTCAAATGCTCGAATACTGAGGTCGCCAAAGGCGATGTTTTGGATGAGTGACATGATTGTCTCCATTCGTAGGCATGAACCTCGTCACCAGACGCCAATCTGGCGGACGAGAGCTTGTGGGTTGGCGTACCGCACGAATGGAAGCGGCCTCCCGAAGGAGCCCACAAGTCTCGATCCATAATGGAGACCTACGACCCCTAGGAATTTCCGAGGGGTGTTTTCAACCCTAAGAATTTCTTAGGGTTATGCATAGCCAACAAAAAAGCCGCTCGAAGAACGGTCGGCGGCTATGCGCCATTCGTTGCGGGACGCCAATCCCGCGTCGCACCATTGCGGTGTCGACACAGGAAGCATACCCGAAACAGAGGCGAGTAGTCAAAAATTGAGCGTTTCGCAAGCTCCAACGGCAATGCCTTCTGGCGTTGTCGCCTCAGTGCTCGACTCATGCCTGCTCCTTCGCGCCTTTCAGAAAGCCGACGAACTTCTGCACGGCAAGCCCCTTCTGAGTGATTTCTGTTGCGAGGCTCTGCGCGAGCATGATCGCCAAATCATCCCTGCAGTCCTTAACGCGGTCAACAAGGATAGAGAGCTGTGTTGCCTCGCTCTTTGAGAAGATGTGATCGGCCTTCATCTCGCGGATCATCATTTTCGTTTTCTTCAGGTCAATCATTTGACAGCCCCCAAAACTCGTTTATATCGTCCAAGAGCTGGCGCGATGACACAAACGCTTCGAGACCAATTTCGGCTGACCGCTCCGGGTCGCTTTTGACGGCGATGTCATAAAGCAGGTCTTTTATCGGGCCGCAGATTTCTTCTGCATCCATGAGAACGGCAGACACAATATTTTTTTGTGTCCTTGTGAGCTCCTTCGGATGAGCATAGATCACGAACGTCAGGGCGGCACGCTGTCCAACATTGAACACGCAAGCGCCGCCAACGTCGCGATGAGCTGCGCAACTTTCGACAAGAAGCCGGGCGCCGGTGTAGTCATTCGTGAGCCGGGCATACTCGAAAAACCGCGCGCCATCCGCCGCTTTTCTCAAAAGCGGTCGAGCTTCAGGCGCAGGCGGCAGTAGCCTGAGTAATGCCTTCCACTCCGTGTCCGTCGCCGTAATCTTCGCGGTCGTGGCGGAGAGAATCGGGAAGAAAGATGTATCCATTTCTTATACTCCGGGGGCTTACAAGCCCCAAACAAAAAACCGACTAGTAGCCGGCACGAGCAGGAGAGCCACAATCACTATCGCGGCCAGTAATTCAGGTATTTGAACTCATTCATAGTTCCTCCTCAAAATTTTGTTTAGTTTCGCTAAATACGAAAATGCCCCACTTCCATAATCGGTAGGTGGGGCGCTTTTTTTATGCCTGTTAACGTTGATGCGCCGTAGCCAATCGCCTAACGTAATGCTGATAGCACGGTAACCCGTCCATCGGGAAGCCGAGCCGCCGGAGCTGATTCTCGGTTCTCATGAGGTCCAGGTTGTTCACGGCTTCATGGAATCGGGCGGCTCGCGGCGATTCTGTCCGATACAGGAATTCTTCGAACAACTCCAATTCGCGGCGGAAGAGGTACCGCCAGTAGTAGACGAACGTCCGCTGATCGTCCAAGAATTTGGCACTCACTTGGTAGGTATACCCTTTCGGGGGCTTCTCGGGAGAGGCGGCGAGTTCTTCCGGAGTAAACGGGTTTTCACAGACCGGGGCGGCAGCCGTCTTTGCTTCCGGCACCTTCAGGTCGACGGCGTCGATGAACTTCAGGCATTCGGCGAACTGACAACGCGGCAGTTCGGTATAGCGCGGAATCTGAAACCGCAGCTTGATCGCACGGTAGATCGTCTGATAGTTCGCACTAGAGGTCTTCGCCCGGCGTGCTACAGCCTTCTGAATCTGTAGCTGTTCGGCGGGCGTGATTGTGGTCGGTGCTTCGAGCTCGTTCTTCATGCGTTCGAACTCATCGTAGAACGCACACTTGAATTCGAGTGCCTTCGCGCCGGTGAAGCCCATGGCGAGGATGCAGAAGCCTTTCTGATCCATCCAGTAGAGCGGGATCTTGCGTGTCGTTGCGCCGATTTTTTGCTCTTCTTCCGTGAGCGCAAAATTGCGCTTACGTTCTAGCTCAGGCGCGTCGGCGATCAAGTCGCGAATTGCACGAAGCGTGTCTTTGTGCTGTTTCCCAAAGTATTCGGCTACGATGCGGCTGGACGTGACGGGGCGACCTTCGATGACCGTGAAGGCGTTAGAGATGACGATGGACATTGCGTCCTCCTACTGATTTTTTTGAATTTCACCTATTTTGAGTAGGCGGCCAGGGGCTCAAAACCGTCAGTAGTCGGCGGGCGTATTTCTCCGAAGAGTGTTTTATTAGCCTCACACCCGGCCATAGCTTGCACTATGTCCGTGGCTATCTATTTGACATGGTTGTCAAGTAGATACAAAAATACCGCTTGTCTGTCGGGTGCGGTGTCCGCTACTGAAAGGTGTTTTGAGCACCTGAGCGAAGCATACCCGAAACAGAGGCGAGTATCAAAAAGCCCCGACAGGGAGCCGGGGCTGCGACCATTTTCGTGGCGTCACGAAAATGGTTAGAACGGATTGCCCGTAATCGGAATGTCGTCGTAGGGATTCTGAGCCGTCTGCGTCTGCGCAACGGGCTTGGCTTCCCTGTCCTTGAGGTTCTTGAACTTCCCATCAACAAGGTAACGGCGCTTCATTATGCACGCGCGGCCTGCGCGAACTTCTTTTCATAAAACGCCAAAACGTCCCTGGCATTCCATAAACGGCTGCGACCGCTGGACATCTTAAAGCTGGGCGGGACATCTCCCGAATTTTCCCAGTTGTAAATGGACCGCTTCGAGCACCCCAGCACGCGGCACATATCGGCTACAGTAAGCGTAGTATGGCGGCCTTTCAAAAATTCCCAGTCTATCTTCTTCATTTCGAATCACCTCGAAAAACGCTTTTTTGTTCACCGAAAAGCCCGCGCATCACTGAATCAAAGTTTTGTACTACGTAGTTCAGGGAGCGCAGAAGGTCTGCGCGGTTTAACTGTCTTTGGATGTCGCAAAGGACGTTCAAAGCGTCATAAACAGCATCAAAGTTAGGTTGCAGGACTTCCCCGGTCTTATACAGATGGTCATACGCCGCATCCAGCATTTTTGCGGCGGCTGAAAACTGCCGTTCAATATTCACAGGTTGCGTAGTCGCCTTAGCCAGTACCCAACCATGAGCAATGGCGCTCATGAGGTTGGTCCAAATATCGGATTTCGCATCAAGGTCCCCGGTACGGGCCTGTTTGAACCACAAAAAAATAGGTAACTCGCACCGAGTTACCTCTTCTTCTGACATCGGAATCATGCACATCCATGCGCCGAAGCCTTTTTGCTCTATCAATTCGCCGCCGGATAGGTGTCGCTTGCGTCCCCTGGTTGCGGCTTTCTGCGCTTTCAGCATCGCTCTTTTCTCAGCCCTGTTCATTGCTCCCACCTAAAGGTTCCGTACTGCAGTGCAAATTATCTCTTCCTTCTCGTCCTGCAGTTTGTGTGTTTCGCAGACTTTCTGCAGGTTGTTTGCCATGCCTTCCAGCGCGTCAATCAGCATTTCATACGCACGTTTGCAAGCCGCATAATCAGCTTGGCTTGCAGGAACGTTCATGCTGATATAACCGGCAATCTTTTGCACGCGGTTGTTTGTCTGCGTAAGCTGATGCGATACCTGGTTCAGGCATTCAAGCACCATCTTCTTTTGACTTTTCACGTTCTCTTCCCTCCAAAATGACGTGCTTTGCGTCCTGTCGGGCTTGTTTCTCAAGGCCCTTACTGGCACGCTGACACACCTGAAGCGCACCAGCGAGGATTGCCGTAAGCTCGGAAACCTCATACCAAACAACGCCGTGCACCTTTTCGCCTGAGATTTTTTTATTGCCTTTGAATCCAGTACCTTCAACCGTCATGATGATGGTGAAATCATCCGGATTGACTTCAAACCGCAGTTTTTCAATTGAAAAGGCTTTCATATCACTTAGAAAACCGCAACGAGGCTTTCAGTTCGATTCTTGCGCCGGGGACCGCTTCGCCTGCGTGAATCGCTTCGGCAATGGCAGTTTTGTTCGGCTCAAGATTGATCTTTGCACCATCCCCCAGGGCCTTCAGAACGTCTTCGCTGGGGAGTTTTTTCAAACCGGTAATTGACTTAATGCGCATGAATTCCGCAGGAATCTTGCCGTCTTCGGTAATGACGCTTTCACGCGGCTTGCAAAGAGTGACGCAAAGGCCGGTTTTTCCGTCAGTGATTGTTTTGTACTGATTGCGCGTCATGCGGTAAATGGCGCGGGCCTCGGCCTTTTCCTGCGTGCGTTTTAAGCGCTCAAGAATCTTCTTTGAATCGTCAATGTGGGCTTTCAGCGCGGCAATTTCTGCATCCAGGCGGCGAATGAATCGGACTGAACCGGCGATGATGTCGCACATCTCCCCCTTTAGGCTTTCCACTTCGGCCTGCGCCTTTTCTGCTTCCGGGTTTTTCAGAATTTCGCCTGTTTCGGGGTCTACCGCTTCTTCGGCCATGGCCTCCGCTTCACGCTGAATCGCGGCCTCAATATCATCTTCGACATCGTTGCCCGTGCGCCGGTTCGGGGCTTTCATTTTTTCGATGATCATTGGCAATACCTTCAAAAAAAGCGCCCACCTGGGGCGCTTCGTTGCTCTTATTGGTTATCAGAAGAAATCTTCGGGTTCCGGTGCAGGCGGCATCCCGGCGCTTCCAGTAGTCTGCGCAGGCTGATGCGCAGGAGCACCATAAGCGGCAGCATCATTTACCGGGGCATTACTGCGCACAGGCTTATCTTTGAGCGTAGCAAAGCGAGATTCAACCACTGTAGCCTTATCCGCTTTTTCCAGAATTTCGCGGGCGCATTTGCCGTTTGCGGGATCGAATGGCGTAAGGATATTGAGGTTGAAACTCTCACGAACAACGCCAGTATTGTCTGTATACAGGCGGTCTTCACGCTGAATCAACAAGCCGATAGGCTTCTTTTCGATGTCAGGCAAACGATAGCCCTGATGTTGATCCGACTTGTCTCGCGAGGCGTTACGGCCATAAACAACGCCTTTAACGGCGTCCATTTTGGATACACCGAGACACACCATCATTGCATCAATGATGTCGGCGCCAAACGTGCGCTCACCGGTCTTTGACGTGATGTAGGTGCGGATGAAGGCAACGCGGTCCCCGGTGCCTTCAGACACATTGCCGTTAGCATCCTTTTCCTTCCACTGTTTGCACTTGAATGCAATCTCAAGGTACTGAGCGCCGCTCTTTCCTTCGGCAATTTCTGCCTGGGCAATGAAGCCGGTGTAAATACCTGTATGGCTGATGCCGGAGAAACCGGCAACGGCTGAGGCGCGTTCATCGTTTCGCGTGAATGATGTAATCATCTTTCGTTTTGTCCTTCGTTATTAAACGTGTTGAGGAATCTCGTAGAACTGACAAATTTTTGTATCTACAAGTGCTAAATCGTTTTCGATTTCGTCCGATTCAAAAAGCCCCATCGGGCTTTTCACGGTATCGGCACCGCTGTTATGGGTCAGGAAGCAGTACTTCGCCTGGTCCACTTTGGTACGCAGAACGGTTGTGAATAACCCTTCTACGCAAATCTTTTCGTCAAGCATTCGGCCAAGCGTTTTGATGCGCGTAAAACCGAAGTCATCGGTTTGGGAATGCGCGAGGATGTAAACACGTTTGTTTGGCCCTAACTCACTGGCTGCCTTCGCAATGTCGAAACCGGCGCCGCCGATGTCCGTGAATTTGTCGTAGCCCTTCAGATTGCGCATTCTCATAAACATGAAGGAAAGGACGTACTGCCAATCATCGACAATGACAATTTCACGGTTGGTTTTGCTCATGGCCGAAACGATGTGGGCCGCATCATCGGTTACGTAAATGTTGTTTCCGTCCCCTTTCGCCCGAATCTCGGACCATCCCTTTGCGGGGAAGGGAAGGGGCTTGCGCACCGGCTGAATCAACAGGCATTGCGCAGGGTCGAGGTTACGCAGGGAAGCCGTTTTGCCGGTCCCTGACGCGCCTAAGATAAGCGTCGCAATAGACATTTGCGCTATACTCCTTTTGTACGTTTGGTGGTTCTCTTCCCAACGAAAACGGCGCAGTTCTCTTCCCCTGCGCCGTTTTTGTTTTTCTTATTCTGCGGCCTTCGCCGCTTCACATTGACTTCGCCAGTAGGCGAAAAGTCGTGCCTTTGGACGTTCTATACCGAACTCCCGGCACCAATGACGAAAAACCCGCAAATCTGCGGGCTTCTTTGTGTGCTTCATTACGGACCTCCGAAAGGGTCATAGTTGCGAAATTCACGCTCTGCGGCTCTGGCCTCAGCGGCTTCGGCGCGTCTTTCAGCTTCGATTTCGCGGCGCAGGTCATCATCCTCTTCGTCTTCATCAGCCTGACATTCGCAGTACCGGTCATAATCCGCAGCTGGATCATCCGAAGTGCTCCAAGTCTTCCGCCTCACGCGGCGGTTTTGAAGGTCCATTCTTCGCCCCCGTACTGGATGAAATTGTTCGGATCGTGCAGGGCAATTTCTCGGATCACCAAGCCTTTCAGGAAGTCCGTAAGGGCCGGATATTCCGTTTCTTCGCCGTTAAGAACGCGGATGCACAGGGCTTTGATTTCGGTCCCGATATCGCATCGAACACCGTAAGAAACTTCCTCGCCCAGCAAGTAAACCTTCGCGGCCAATTTGTCCGGTTCCGCCTTCGCCATATCGCACTTCACGATTTCGATGCTGTCAAACCACAGCTTTTTTGCTTCTTCGTTTGTCATTACAACCTCATAAAAAACGCCCTTTTGACTGCCTGCGAAGCGGCAATGCACCAGTCCAAGCAGACGAGAGAACGCAGGCAGTCAAAAAGGCGCGAGAAAAGGAAGGAGGGCTTTCAGATGCAGGCGCAGTTGCTTTTCTTATGTTGCTGACAATTAGCGACCCTCGAAACCGCGCCTTTAGAACCCTGATGCATCAAAACACAAATGCATCGGTCGCCAAGGAGATCGAGGATAAAGACTTACACACCTGAAAGCCCAATTGGGCGAGCTGCAGGAATCACACTTCTATATGAGCCGATGCGATTTCCTTTAGACCCGAGCGTTGAGAAGGCACGGTGTGGCGCGTATCGGCGTCAACCACATACACAACTCGAAAAAGCCCATTTCATGGCGCTAGCACCAACGCCATGAAATCGGCCTTTTCATACGGTTTCCGGTTGTTACGTCCGGACGCGGCACCCCATGGGCTAGCCGTATTAAGCGCTTGCAGGTGCGCTGCGCATATGTTCCGTTTGGTCGGGGCACCACTCCCGGCTCAGGGTACAGAGTACTTTCAACTCCTTTGCGCACGCCTTCAGTGACGCTCGCTGCAGAACAGTTCAGAACCGTTCTTTTGTTTGCCCCATCCCACCGCCCAGGCCGTTAAAAGGAATCGGCGAAAAGGGGCAAACAGAAGAACGATTTGTTCTTCTTGCCTGACTAGTACCCCGGCAATGAAAGCAACACATATCCGAGGAGGACGAAGCCAGCGGCCGCAATGGCGTTCTCGAACCATTCTTTTTTCATGCCAGCACCCACTTCAAAAACGTCACAAGACCCGTGACGGCCGCGATGACGATCACCACGTTTGCCTGAGACCAAAAACGATCCTCGGCAATGTCGGCCAGAAGGCCCATCTGGAATGCGTAGTCGAGAGTCATTTCTTTGCTCCTTTGTGTAAAAACCTTCTAAGAGGAAGTTGCCTCTGTAAGCAGCGGGACTTGGGATGTCATTTGCGCTTCACGAAAAGCCATGCTTAATTTCTGATAAGCGAATATTATCATCTTTGCGTGAATTTGCAAAGCCGTGCAAATCACTTGTTGATAAGCGATGATAAGAAATGTTGACAAAAGGCAAAGAAAAAGCCGCCCGAAGGCGGCTGAGGCTTACAAGTAAAGCTTTAAATCAGGGCGCGGATTTGTGCGCAGGCGTAGCAGCGCCCGATAACGTGTACCGTATCTTGTTCCCCGACATCAATCGGCGGGTATTTGATATTGTCGCTGATGATGCGCAGACCAGACGGCAGAATTTGCAAACGCTTCACGAACAACGCGCCGTTCATTTGTATGGCGTAGAAACCATCTCTGCGCACGGCTGTATCTGAAATATCCACAATTACAGCATCCCCATCTTCAACGGTCGGCGCCATACTGTCCCCGGCTACGGTGATGATGTGAAGGCTATCCGGGCGTGCGGTTGGCGCATAACGGCGCAGAAACGCCGGTGATACGCGAATACTGCGCAGAATCAGTTCCGGCGATTCGATGAAGGAACCGCCGCCGCATGACGCTTGAACGTTATACAGCGGGATTGAAATCGAATCCGGCGCCATGCCTTCATCCTTCGGCGCTTCACCTTCGCCATAAAGAATGTAGGCCGGAGATACGCCGAAATATTCGGCCATAACCTCCACTGCCTTTTTACTCGGTTCATAGGCTCCGCGTGCCCACTGGCTCAGGCTTATCGGATTCCCTAAGTTCATGCGCTTTGACAGTTCGCGCATTGATAAACCGCTTTGCTTCACCAGTAATTTGATGCGTTGAGAAATTTCGTTGTTCATACTGGCCTCCTTGCGGGTATGCAAAGAGTGTAAAGCAAATGTTTGCAATATGTGCTAAACTTACATTGTCATGAATAAATGGAGTAGCTTACTCCTTGCTAAGGTTTGTTTATGAATGTCGTAGAAGCAGCCGTTAAGAAGGCAAAGACCGTTGACGGTAAGACCCAGGAAACTTTGGCCGAGGAAATCGGCGTTACCCGCGTTTCGGTGCAACAGTGGATGCGTCAAGGCTACGTGAGCGAAAACTACGTTATGCGTTTCGCTAAAGCCACCGGCGTAGCCCCCTGGACGATCAATAAGCTTGCGAAAGAGCTTGCAGAAGCCGCAGCCGCTTAAGTGTTAGGCGATCTATGAGCGTTAAAGCCGTTAACTATGTGAAAGCCCAAGCGCGAGCCGGAGGGTTTGCTCAGGCCGTGTTGCTCTTTCTCGCCGACTGCCACAACGCAGACTCAGGTCAATGCAATCCGAGTCGCGAAACGATCCGAGAATTTTTTAGTTCGGAGAATGTGCCGTGCTCGATGCATCGTATTGAAAGGGCTTTGAAGGAACTCAGGGATAAAGGCTTCATTCGTTCTGTGAAACGTCCCTGTCAATCCGGAGTTCTTAACTGGTACGAAATTGTAGGGTTAGAGGCTGAGGGTAACGCACAAAATGTGGGTAACCCACAAAACGAGGGTAACGCACAAAATGTGGGTGGGGTAGCTCACAAAATGTGCGTGAGGGGTAGCGCACAAAATGTGAGTAGGAACAGTAATAGGAACAGTAAAGAACAGGAAGAGGACGCTGACGCTCCTCTCGCGCTCGTTCCGGTCTCGCACAGCGAGCCCGAAAAAAACAAGAAGGGAAGCCGGATCACGTTCACAGAGCTGACCCCTGAGCTGAGAGAGCAGGCGATTAAAGTATGTCCTGACTTATCCCCTGATCAGATAGCTTTTGAGTTCGATTGCTTCCTTGACTACTGGAGAGCGAAGGCAGGAGCAGGAGCAGTAAAACGCGATTGGCCTGCGACGTGGCGAAACTGGATCAGAAGGCGGAAGCAGTTCGGATGGACCGGAGGTCGCCAGCTGGTCTCACAGACTCCGGCCGTTGATGAGTTCAAACAGGCTGTTATCTCCAAACGTAAGTACGAAGAAGAGAGGCAGAAGCAGCAGAGCTGCTTTTTGGATAAGCATGCTGACGCCCGAAGAAATAGACGCCTTCTTTAATTCTCGCAGGTACTTTGAAGGCACAGAGGTTCAGATAGGCGTATACAGGCCAAAAGAACAACAGGAAATAAGGTTTGTGCTCGCGCCGGCCTATTGCCTAATCCCTGACGGTTTTGAGTGCGGCGACGGTAAGGCCCCTTGTTTCGGCGTTCTTAACTACTACATCCGGGAGAGCGACAACATTGCAGACATCCTGCCCGAGGTGTGGACTGACCGGACTTGTCAAATCGAATACCTGCGCGGATCAGAGAGAAGAGCTCGCCAGCTAGCGATGATGATCCGAGAAAAAGCACGGGACAACTCTTTTTATTGGACGCCTGACGGAATTTTGGTTCACCTCAAGGACAAGCACTGGAAAAAATTTGGAGAAGTAAGCAATGCAAGACAAAGCAACGGTCAGCGACTTAACAATGCAGCCGCGTGACTACAGTCAGAACTTCACAGCGTGGCAGCAGTCTGCACGCAATGTGATCTATCGACCGGATCACTTTGAAGACCCTCTCTTCGGAATCATCGAAGGCCGCCTTGCAGGCACGCCGTGCGTGTTTGAACAACGCCTTGCTTTCAGAGAAGGCGAAGTGACGATGTGGGCCGGTCAAAACGGCAACGGTAAAAGCCTGCTGACCGGTCAGGTCGCTTTACAGCTTTTGGCGGCCGGGAAGAAGGTCGGCATTCAGTCTTTTGAGATGACGCCCGCTAGGACTCTTTATCGCATGTTGCGTCAGTGTTGGGGGCGTCTGCCGACCAAATTCGATGCGCAGGCGAACGAGAAGAAAGTACATAACTTTTTGATGTATTGCCGCGACGCAGGCCTGCTCCTCTCGAACGAGAAGTCTTCGATCACGATTGAAGGCGTTCTCGGCGTGTCGGTCGTTATGGCGCAGGACTTCGGCTGCAAGCACATCTTTATCGACAACCTCATGAAGGTCGTTCATGCTGAGGACGACTACACAGGCCAGAAAGAGTTTGTTCAAGGATGCTGTCAGATTGCTCGCGAGCTCTCTGTGCACATCCACATCGTTCATCACGTCCGTAAGGGCGGGAGCGAGAAGGACGAAATCGACAAGTTCGCAGTTCGCGGTTCGTCAGCGATCGTTGACCAGATCGACAACCTCGTGCTTATCCGCCGAAACATTGAGAAAGAACGACTCGCAGAACAGCGTGAGCTCTCTCCGACAGAAGATCAGGACGCAGGCGACTCGATCCTGCGTATTTCGAAGCAAAGGAACGGGGATTTTATGGGCACTGTTCCGCTTTGGTATGACAAGCAAGGTGCTGTGTACTGCACCAGCCCGGAGAGAGTGCTTCCGAAGCTCTGTCCGAAGAGCTGCTTACCAAAAGACTGTGGAGGAGATTGAAGCATGAATGACCACGTACTCGCGCTCCTCTATTTGGTGCTTGGCACCGTGATGGTGCTTCTTAATTGCGTTGAGAAGCACACGGGGCGCGGGCTATTCGCTCGCATGCTGTCATTCATCGCAGCAATCTATTTCTACGTGTCGGCGGCTATTGTCGTCTTCTACAGGTGACTCATGACTTTGATGAACTTTGACAAAAGGCTACTCATAACAGCCCTTTTGAAGCGTATCGAAAGTTGCCCGATGGATCGGGAAACACTTGAACTGACGTTTGCGAAATATGAGAAAGTCAGCAAGCAACTTAAGGCCGAAGAAGAAGCGAAAAAGCGGCTGGAATCGCGGACATATTGAGGATATACGAAGGAGAAAGAAGAATGAACAACCCGCTTAAGGAACCGCTGGTGTGCATCCGCATCCGGGAAGCCGAAAAGCTTCAAGTGATGCTGCGTAGTTATCTGCAGGAAATTCCGCGCATCGAACTGCCGAAAAAACGCGCAGACGCGATTGCCATGCTGAATTACATCCGCACCCTGACTGATGACGCAAAGAACAAAAAGGACGCAATGGAGGCCGCCAAATGATTGAAGAATGGATTGAATACCGCAAGGACGACCCCGCAACACACCCGGGGTTTGAGGGCGCGTACCTTGTCACAATTCGCAGCAAGACCGGGGCGCGGTATGTTGAAATCAGGCCGTTTAGCTTTTCTTCACTTTTTGCCGGGGACTGGTCGCGCTACAGCGTGCAGGCTTGGCGTCCAGTTCCGGCCGCTTTCGGTGGGACGGCTACTGCGCAACAGATTGCATGGGGGCTTACTTTTGACCCCTTCGAGTGCGCAACCATCATGACAGGGCTGAAAAATCTCCTGGACCTTTACTCAGAACTCATTAAGCGCATACCCTCTCTGGCCGAGGTTTCAGCCTGCCAAAAAAGCCTAAACGACGTGACAGAGATCAACGACAAGATCGGCGATTACTTTGAGGCGCTACAGAACGCTTGCATTCGTGAGGGGAGGGCATCGCCGTTCAGCCTCAGAGAGGACGAACAGCAATGATTGACTATTTCTTTTTCTTTGTCGGCAATGCCTGCGTTATGGCGCTTTTGCTCGGTGTTTTTCGCGGCTACTTTAACCGCGTCTGGGCTTGTGTTTTTTGGGTCGGCCTTGCCGCCAGCGTTGCCGGGATCGTCTCTTCAGTCGGAAAGATGGCGGGGGTTTTCTCCTGAATCCGGCCTTATCTATCTTGTGAGTACCTAATGACAACCTACACAATCAACCTACAAGTCGAAGGGGAGCGCGCGGTCGGCATTGTCGCCGCCCTTCACGCGGACGGCTATCACGCTGAGGCAACAGAAATCAACCGTCAGGTTCACGCCCAGCGCGAGGCCGCTATCCGCAATCTTTGGGTGCACGGCGTGCCGCAAGAACGTAAGGCCGCCGAGGCCTCGAAAATTGACGAATTCATGCGCGTGATTTTCGGGAGGTAACAGATATGAGCCGCCCCAGCTACTTTGAGCCGTATCAAGTCCCGCCCGGATACTTTGACGAAGAAATCCTACTGCTTGAGGGCGTCAGGAAACATGCCGACGCCCACGGCAATACGGACGTTTTGCTGGTTGTCTCGGTTGCCCTCGATTTCGTCCTGGAGATTACTTTCCGCAAGGGCACGCGCGCGATCTTTATCAGCTTGATTGATCTGTGCACGCTGGCACGGACTTCATGGCCGAAGAATCAATTTATTACCGATACGTTTGAAAAGCTGGCTGAAAGAGTCCGAGCTGGGCTTCAGGCGAATGAACGTGCAGGGGGCCGCAAGTGATCGTCCTTACTTTTACGATCAAAGGCCCCGGTGTACCGAAGGGCCGCCCTCGCTTTACGCGTCAGGGCCGGGCTTATACGCCCAAAGCGACGGAGGACTTCGAGAAGTGGGTTCGGGCAAACGCCAAGCAAACGATGATGAGAAACGGCGTCCGGATGATCGAGTCCGGCGCCGTCAGCATCAAGATCATGTTTCGCTTTGCGCCTCCGGCCTCATGGAGCAACAAACGGCGCCAGGCGGTCATCGCGGCTCGGGCGCCGAAGATCACCAAGCCGGACCTCGACAACCTCGTCAAGGCCGTCACCGACGCTATGAATGCCGTTGTGTACGATGATGACAATCGCATCTACAGCATCGAAGCCTGCAAAATTTATGGGCCCGTCGATGACATCGGCATAGAGATTCACTCAGTAACCGAAGAAGGTGTAGACGATGCAGATTAAGATCAAAGGCAGTTACTTTGAAAGCAACTGGAAGCATATTGAGCAGGATAATCCGCGCACCTATCCGCGTCCTTATGAAAAAATCCTAGTGTGGCTCAATGCTTCAGCTTTTCAGTCTCAGGCCGTCAAGCGCTTTTTCGGACATCCTGACTTCTACGCTTTCGGATATCGGATTTCGCCTACCTGTGTCCGGATGCTTCCTGTAAGCGGACGTTCAACGCCGCCTATGGTCAGTATCATTGATATTCGTGCGTTTAAATCAACAGGGCAGGAAGTCGAAGAGTCATGAGCGAAGACCAGATTTTTCGGGCAAGAATTGTCAATTGGGCGCGATATATCCGGCCCAGTCGGGCACATTCTCCGACCACCATGCTTTTCCGTTATGCCTCAAGCTGGCAGGAGGAACGCTATCGTGAGATGCCGGGCGAAAAGGTTGATGTGGATGATGCTCAATTGCTTGAAAAGTCCTTCCCTTGGCTTGATGCTTCAGATCGAAAGCTGTTGAAGGATTGGTACATCAATTTGTACTCAATCGGCAAGATGTCCCGCGTGAACCACATTTTCTTTCGTAACGTGGTTTTACGGGTTCAAGCCGCAGAGAGGCGTTTTCGGGATGCAGTCGAGGCCGTATCCGCACAATTTGACAATTGTCAAAAAACGGGGTTTAATTCGCCTCAAGAAAAATTGAATCGCGGAAGCGTTTAAAAGTCACGGAAAGACCCGTGGCCTTTTTGCACCCTGAAGAAATAACCCGTATCGATTGATGCGGGTGTTTTTTTGCCGCAAAACGAAACCCCGAAGGTCCGGAAAACCATCGGGGTTTCTTGTTATGGAATGTAGGAGATTCCACACATGAAGATAATTCTAGCCGTTATCAGCGGTTGGAGGCTATAAAACATAGAGAGGGACGATATGGCTAAGAAACCTGCGCCCCAAAAGAAAAAACGGGGGCGGCCTTCAAAATTCACCCGGGAACTTGCTGACCGTATCTGCGCAATGATTCGCGAAGGGATTTCAGAGCGTGAGATTTGTGATATGCCGGACATGCCGTGCATTCAGACGTTGTGGAATTGGAAAGACGCGCATCCTGAATTTCTAGAGCAGACCGTGCGCGCGCGTGCACAAAGCGCAGAGCTATTCAACCGGCGGGCCACGCGGGTTGCAGAGGAAACATCCGATTTCGCAGACAAGGTTGCAGATGGCCAAATAGAGATTGGCGGGGAACCGCTGCGGCATCTCCCCAGTGGCTATGTGGAAGCGAAAAAGCTTTTGATTCAGCAACTGAATCGTGAAGCTGGACTTCGTGACGATAAGAATTTTGGAGATCGTAAGCGCGTGGCCGTAACCGGCGCAGACGGCGGTGCGGTGAAGGTTGAAGAAAAAACCGACCTTTCGGGCTTGCCGTTGGCGAAGCTGAAGGCAGTGAGAGAGCTACTTTATGGCGAAGCCGCAGAGGATTCCGAGTCTAATTGAACTGGACCAAGAGATTGCAAAGCGCAGTTTGGCCGAATTCTGCAAAATGGCGTGGGCGGTACTCGAACCGGCTACACCGATTAAGTGGGGCTGGGCGCTTGATGCTATGTGTGAGCATCTTGAGGCCGTGCATTCTGGCGAAATCAAGCGCCTGTTGATGAATGTTCCCCCCGGCATGATGAAAAGCCTGCTTACTGGCGTTTTCTTTCCAGCATGGGAATGGGGGCCGTGCGGCGCCGCTCAGTTGCGTTACCTGACTACGGCTCACAAAGAACCACTGGCCGTGCGCGATAACATGAAATGTCGCCGTCTGATTCAGTCGGATTGGTATCAGGAACGCTGGCCGGTGAAGTTGACCGGTGACCAGAACGCAAAGACAAAGTTTGAAAACGTTGAAACCGGTTTTCGTGAGTCTATGAGCTTTCGAAGCCTTACCGGTTCGCGTGGTGACAGGGTAATTATTGACGATCCTTTATCCGTTGACGATGCGTTTTCTCAGCCTGCGTTGGATGCCGCAGAGCAAACCTTTCTTGAAGCCGTACCAAGCCGCGTAAACAATGAGAAAAGCGCAATCATCGTAATCATGCAACGTTTGCATGAGCGCGATACCTCGGGAATCATCCTTGAGCGCGATTTGGGCTATACGCACTTGATGTTGCCCATGCGCTTTGAGGAAGCTCGGCGTTGCGTTACCTCTATTGGCTTCAAAGACCCTCGGACTACCGACGGTGAACTGCTTTTCCCTGAGCGCTTCAGCGAAAGCCAGGTTAAAGAGCTGGAAGCCACAATGGGGAGCTACGCCGTTGCAGGGCAGTTACAGCAACGGCCAGTGCCGGCAGGCGGTGGGCTTTTCAAGGCCGAATGGCTCAAGTTTTGGAGTGCTGAAACTCTCCCTGACAAATTTGACAGTTACGTTTCTTCATGGGACTTGACCTTTAAAGAAACGGCCACATCTGATTTTGTGGTTGGGCAGATTTGGGGAAAGAAAAAGGGCTGCTTCTATCTGCTGGATCAAGTGCGCGGACGAATGGATTTTGTCAAGACGCGCCGGGCCTTCATTGATTTGGCCGAAAAGTGGCCGAATGTCATTCGTAAGCTTGTCGAAGATAAGGCAAACGGCCCTGCGATTATCAGCGCCCTGAAAGAAACGGTGAGCGGCATTACGCCGGTGACGCCGAAGGAATCGAAGGAAGCGCGTGCGTCAAGTATTACGCCGTTGTTTGAGGCTGGCAATGTGTTCTTGCCGCCGCCTGACTTATATCCCTGGGTAAAGAAAGAACTGGTGCCGGAAATGTTGAGTTTCCCTGCTGGCGCTCACGATGATCAAGTAGACGCCTGTACGCAGGCCATTTCTGACCTGCACGGGAAACCCGGCTGGCGTTTTCATCCTACTAACCTCGCGGCGCTCAGACGCTTTTAAAAAGGCTACGCCCCAGGCGCGGCCCATGATGCACATTGATTCGGCCATGACGCAGGCTCTTTCCGACCTCAACGCAAATCCGGGTTGGAAGATTTACTCCTCAAATCGCGCGCTGCTGCGCACAGGATTCAAATTCTGAACATGAGCAAGAAAAAGGAAAAAACTTCCCTCAAGCGCAAAATCGCAGCCAGTGCAATGTCATCCAATGCTGTGGCTCTTCGCGCCGAGCAAATCAAGGAAACCAAGAAAAAGTTCCTTGAAAACTGCCGGCTCCCGGAAACTCTCGGCTTTGGTGTCGGCGAAGAAGCAAAGGAAGCGCGTACGGCAATGGACGCGGCTTTCCGCGACAACGTGGGCATGGACGCAATTTTTGAGACGCTTGCCGGCCACGCCGTTGACATGGGGCAGTTCCCGTACACGTCTTTCGTCGGGTACGGCGCACTGCAGCAGATTGCCCAGAACGGCATGATCCGAAATTGCATCAAGACGGTTGCCGACGACATCACGCGCTCTTGGATCACGATCAAGGGAGGCGAAGAGACGCCACCGGAAAAGATTGCCGAGCTTCAAAACGCGCAGGAAGACGACTACCACCTGCGTTCCCTTTTCAATCGAGCTGTGGCGAAGGTTGGCTTCATGGGCGGCGCCTTCATCTTTGTCCAGACAACGCCAAGCCCCGAGAGCGGCGGAGACATTGACTTGTCTTTGCCGCTGATTGTTTCGGATTACTCGGCTGAGATCATGCAAGGGTCAACCATCAAGTTTATTGTGATTGATCCGATCAATGTATCGCCTGCTTGCTACAACAGCTTTGATCCGCTGCGCGCGGACTACATGACGCCGCGCGAGTGGCTGGTGTTGGGACGGAGAGTGAACGCCACGCGAATGCTCACGCTCTACGCCAATGAGCCGCCAGTTCTGCTTAAGCCGATGTACAACTTCCTCGGCATCTCGCAGGCACAAATCCTGTGGGATTACGTTTTGCATTGGAATGAGTGTCGTGTCGCGTCTCAGGAGCTCATCAAGAAGCTGAGCCTGCTGATCTACTACACGAACATGCAGGATCGTATGAGCACGCCTAACGGCGTGGCTGAGATGGACGACGTGATGACCGTCCTTCAACACTACCGAAACAACAACTCGGTCTTTGTCGCAAACGCCGACACTGACAAGGTGGAAAACGTTTCGATGACGATTGCCGGTGCGTCGGACATCGTGCGGCAGGCGCAGGAGATGATTGCCGCAATCAACCGGACGCCGGCAGTGAAGCTATTTGGCATCAGTCCCAGCGGCTTCAATGCTACCGGTGAGAGCGACCTACGCAATTACAACGACCACATCCGTAGTCAGCAAGAGTTGTACCGTCCGGCACTGCAGAAGTGCCTCGATGCGATTCAGCTGGTTTTGTGGGGGAAGATCGATCCTCACATCACGTTCGAGTGGAACGAGCTCGATATGAACAACGAGACGTCGCTTGCGGCCAACTTCAGCGCCCGCATGATGGCACTTGCCACCCTCAAGGATCGGAACGCCATCAGCGCAGAAGAGATGCGCAAGGCGGCCAGGCTTGAGAAAAGCGGCCGTCTTGAGTGGCTTGGCGACGAAGCGCCGGAAGAAGATGAAGGCGATCTGATGACGGATTCGGGGATCCCGGATTTCCTTTCTCAGCTGAGCAGCGGATCGGAGCACGCCGATGGCGAAGAAGATCAAAACCGCCCGAGCGATTGAAGCAAATGCGGGTATTCAGCAGAAGTTCAAAAAGAAGCTGCTGATCTTTTCCCGCGCCTTCTCGACCGAGATTGTTAAAGCGATTCTGCTTGACTTGGCCGACAACGGCCTGCTTGCTCAAGATCGGAGTCTGACAAACCCGAAGAACCCGCAGGACAAAAGGACGCTGCAGGAAATCTCCAAAATGGTTTTGGCCAAGTGGAGTCGCAATCCTGAATTTTTCAAGGATCACGTCGATCAGTTCATTGCTCAACACCTGGGCAGTTGGATTGCCAAGGCAACGCCGCAGGCGCGAAAGATTGCCGAATGGGTGGCCCGCTCGACTGCGGCGGATGTGACTGCCAGCCAGCGTCAGGCTTACGTCGCTGCGGGCCTCCCACTCGACTTTATGGCCGAAAAATGGACCATCCCGGTCGTTCGTCAGCACATCAGCCAGAAGGCAGCTGATGAGCTCCCCTCGATCATCGAGTGGAGCACGAATCTCATCACGAAGATGGCCGTCAATGACGTGCAGCGATTGCAAGACGTGATCGTCTCTACGCTGGCTGACGGGAAAAACATCACGAGCATGAGGAAACTGCTCGGCGTGACTTCGGGCTTTGATGCTGACCGCGCCAAGCGCGTGGCCATTGACCAGACGAACAAAATCGCAAACGGCATTTTGAGAGCGAACGATTCTTCTCTGGGGATCACTGAAGGCATCTGGGTGCACGTTCCCGGCCAGTTTTCCTCACGTGAAACGCACAAGGCCATGAATGGGAAGCGGTTCGACTTGGCAAAAGGCATGTTCGATCCGGCTGTCAATCGTTTTGTCCAGTGCGGACAGGAACCGTTCTGCCGTTGCATGTACCGGCCTGCTTTGAATTTTTCTCAACTACTGAAAACGAAATGAAAACTTCACTTGCCTACGACAAGGCCGTGAGTTTTCGTTGGCACGATCAGGACGGTCGGCTTCACGTTGATCGATCCAACCTGACTCGGGTGCAGGTGGCGCCTTATCGTGGCGCAGAAATTCCTGGATGTGAGGAGCTGCACCTTTCGCCGACGAAAATTTATTACGGCTTTCGTCCCCCAGAGGAGCTGGGAGACGAAGAAACAGTGAAAAGCGTGATCGGCATCCCGATCCAGCTCAATCACCACCTTGACTATCCAGATGCACCGGCGATGGACACCCGCGTCGGCAGCACTGGGGATCAAGCGCGATTTGACGGGACGTTTTTGTCGAATTCGCTTCACTTTCAAAATGAGAGCGCTTGCCGCCGCATTCGCGACGGGAGCATGAAAGAGCTTTCGCTGGCTTACAGCTACGACCCCGATTTCAATTCGCCGGGCGTCTACAACGGCCAGCACTACGATTTCACGATGCGGAATATCCGGGGGCAGCACCTCGCGCTCGTGGAAGAAGGGCGCGCAGGGCCTTCCTGCGTCGTCGAGGATCATGCCTTGGAGGAGATAAATTCAATGGACATGGATGACAAGGTGCCCCCGATCGGGGCAAACGATGGCGATGAAGAGCCGGTCGAAAAGGCCGAGGTCAAGATCGCCGATGCGATGGGGATGCTTGCGGAACTTCTGCGCGGGCTCCACAAAACCAATGCACAGGGGGAAACTGTGGCAATCACGGAAGACATGGACAAGGACGCGAAGATTCGAGAAATCGCCGCGATGCTTGCAAAGCTCGGCGCCGACGAGGAGGACGTGAAGAAGCTCACGGACTCGCTCTCTGATCTCGCCTACTCGCCTGATGAAAATCAGACGGCCGAGGACGATGACGAGGACGAGGTTGTCGAGAAGGAAAAGGTCGAGGAAGAGACGCCGGACGGCACAGAGACCGACGAGTTCGAAGACATTGCCAGAGACGCCATTAAGGCCTGCGGCTACGACAACGAATCGGAAGAATTTCAGCGTGCTTTTGCTGAAGGCGTCAAGTACGGCGAACGCAAGGAAAAGCAGGAGCCACAGAAGCTCGATCGAGAGCATGAACGCGAAGGCGAAGAGCGCTATCTGCATGGAGCTCAGGACGCCAAGATGCTGAGCCGCCGCATTGCGGCTCTGGAGAATGCCTCCCTCATCCGTACTGCGCTGGACGAGTGCTCGACGGTCATTGGCAAGGCTCGCGCAACGGCCTTTGACAGTGCCGACGCCGTGTACCTTGCCGCGCTCAAGCAGCTCGGTGTTTCTACTGCTGGCATGAGTCGCAAGAACGCCCGTGAAAAATTTCTCGGCGTTGTGCAGGGTATGTCTCTGGCGGCCAAGCGTCGCGAGGTAGCAGCGGACTCCGCGAAAAGCCTCAAGGTGCCGGACATTGCCAAGGGCATCCGAGTCAATGTTTCTTAAGGTGAAAACATCATGCAGAAGACTGTGAATCTTTATCCCGCCGTTGGCGTTCCGGGTCAGGAAGTCAACGTGCACACGGCGATCTACACGCCGTTCAATTACATTAGCGACGGCACCGCGGCCGCCGGCTCTTTTGTTTTCGTGAAGGCGAACACTGACGACACCGGCGTCGTCTATCCGCTGGCATCGGCCACCGGATCAGGCACCGTCATTGGTCTCGTGGAGAATACCTTCACGGGCACGCTGGCCTACAACCAGGACGGCACCCTCATCTATCCTCAGGGCGCAAACCTGACGATTGCCGTTCGCGGCGACTACTACGTCGCGGCTTCCGGTGCGGCCACCGTTGGTCAGGCCGTGCTTTGCAACCCTGCCAGCGGCGCCATCACCTACGGCACCCCCGGCACCGCCAACGATACCGGTTGGGTCGTCATGACGCCGGCAACTAATGCGGGCGACATCATCATCATCTCGAATCGTGGCGTGGGCATCACTCCCGCCGCCGGCTAAGAGGTTTGAAAATGGATCAGAATATTTATTGGTTGAAGAAGTTCGGCGTGAGCTCCCCTTACGCCGTGGCAATGATGCCCTATGAGCGCGACGAGCAGGGCAACATCATCGTCAATTACAACGTGTCCGATCGCAAGATCGCGCAGGACGCAGCGATGAGCACGATTCCCAACGTCGGAATCCCGTCCGCCTACCTGACCTATCTCGATCCGCAGATCACGACGATTCTCTTTGCCGTGATGAACGCGACTCAGCTTTTCCCTGAGACGCGTAAGGGCACGTGGGTCAACACATTCATGAACTTCCCGGTTGAGGAAATCACGGGCGACGTCACGCCCTATTCGGATTTCACCAACTCCGTGTCGTCTAGTGTCAACTACAACTTCCCGGTTCGCGAGAACTTCGTTTTCGAGACCAGCCTGAAGTACGGCCTGCGCGAGCAGGAAACCGCCGGTCAGGCCAAGCTCGACTACGCAGGTGCCAAGCAGCGTGCGGCGGCCAGCATTCTTGCCCGTGCGCACAACCGCTTCTACCTTTACGGCGTGGCCAACAAGATGGTTTATGGCGCACTCAACGACCCGAATTTGAACGAGTCTGAGACGCCGGCTTCTGTCAATTCGCAGACGACGTGGGAAGGAAAGGTTGCGGATCAGGGGAACGCGGCGACGATTTCCAATGTGATTTTCAACGACATTGCCAAGTTGGTGACCTCGCTTATGGGGAATAACGCCGGCAACGTGGATCAGAACACGGACATGGTTCTTGCGGTTGCTTCGGATCGTTACAACTACCTTTCGATCCCGAACTCGTTTGGCCTGACCGCCTTCAATTTGCTCAAGAGCAACTACCCCAACATGAAGGTGATTCAGCTCCCCGAGCTCAGCACCGATTCCGGGTCGATGCTTTATCTGACCGTCCCGAAACTGCTTGATGAGCCGACCGCTGAAAACGTCTACGCTGAAAAGATGCGCTTCGGCAACGTTGAGAACTACTCGTCGTCCTGGGTGCAGAAGGCTTGGGGCGCCACATTCGGCTGCGTCATTCGTCGTCCGAATCTTGTGGCAACGATGACGGGCATCTAAACCGTTCAACTTAGAGCAGGAAATGTGAGGAGCCGCGATTGCGGCTTTTTTCTTGCCCGGCGGGGCGAGCTTCGGCTCGTCCCGTTTTCTTTTTGAGGATCAAAAATGGCTGGTAAAAAGAAGATTAACGCCGATCAGGTTGAAACGGCTGACATCGTTGGTAGCACGCTCGAAAAAGAGCCCGAGGAGGTTTCGGAAAAGGAAGAAACCATTGCGATTGCCTGCAACCTTCCCTTCGGTCTCAAGTTCACCGATGTGCCCTGTGGAAATGGTGCAACTAAGACCGTCATTTTCCCCGGCATCAACTCTGCGCTTAAGGGGAAAAAGAGCGGCATCCTTGCTCTCCCCGGAAACGCTATTTGCGTCACGTTGCTGAAGAAGGATTGGGACGCAATTGTCAAGATGCACGGTAAGGAAATTGCCTTTATCGGTCGAAATGGCCGTATGCCTTGCATCTACCCGGTTGGGGACAAGAAAGGATTCAAGGCGGCGGCCTCGGAAATCGCCGAGATGAAAAACGGCCTTGAACCCATCGACCCGAAGGCCGAGGGTGTGAAGGAAAAGAAAGAGGAATAAGCAATGACGCCCTACGTGATGAATTTTGAAAACTTCCGTGCGATTTACCCAGCATTGACGGATGATGTCGTCTCGGACGACCAGTTGAAATTTCTGTGGGGCGTCATTGAATCTATGTTGGGCGACGGACAAGGGAATTTCATTTACCCAGAGCCGCAAAATGGACCCATCCTCAATGCAGCTCTGTGCCACCTCGTGACACTTGAGACGAATGGACTTTCCCAGCCCGGGCGCTTGTCTTCTGCGTCTCAAGGCAGCGTCTCCACTTCCTTTGACAACATCAACATCAAGTCGGAGTCTGGGCAGTGGTGGAATCAGACGAAGTGCGGCGCGCTCTTTTGGGTGCTGACGCAGCGGTATCGCGTGGCCTGCCGACTCTACGGCGGCCGAGACTTTCACCCATGGGGGTGACGAATGAAGCCGACTGTCAAAATTTCTGTCAAGAACGCCGAAACCATTAAGAAGTACGAAATCAAATGACAGACGCAAAACGTTTGGGTGCGGCTTTCTGTGCTGGTCTCTTTTTCACCAGAGGACGAAATGTTGCCCAAGATGCCGCCAAGTGGATTACCGTACACCCCAACGGCTCCGGAAAGAATAAGGCCGGAAAAAGCATTAAGGGCCGCCATGTTTTGATTGACGGCGAATCCGGAATAGTTCTGGGCGGCATGGGCGGGAAATTTACCGGAAAGCCCATTTCTTCTGTCTCGAAGAAAGCGAAGGCAGCACCGGCAAAGACAACGGCGCCGAAGAAGCCGGATGTGCCCGAAGGTTATACGAAACTTGACGGCACAATGAGGGTTGAAAAGGAAACTGAAAAGGCAGTATTGGGCGTTTTTCATGGGAAGCGCACCTGGTTGCCTAAGTCTCAAGTGACTGTTAAAGACGGTGTGATTACCTCGGCTTCCAACAACATCATTGAAGAAAAGGGCTGGCGCAAGTTTTCTACATCACGGATTTCTACCACGAGCGGCTGGGAATGGAACGACGTGACCCCGGCGAATGCCAAGCGGTGGGCAGAAACCAAAGTTAATCTGCCTTCGGGACAGATGAAGCTTGATTTCCCGATTCGAATTAAGCGCGAAACTGATAAAGCATTCCTGCTGGACTATGACGATTACACGACATGGACGGCTGATGAAAACGGCGAAGAAGTATTTCCGCCGCTGTGGGTCCCGAAGTCGCAAGTAACCGCAAGCCCTGACAAGAAAAGCGTTTACGGCATGGCGAAATGGCTCATGAAGCGTCAAAAGATCAAATCATGGGATAACGTCCATAAGAAAAAAACTAAGTCGAAACCAAGTCAGACTGCTTGGATTCGCTTGGGGAACGCGGGCATATCAGGCTGGAGGGGTGACGTTGACCGATAGCATCAAGGTCCGGTTAAGCATGAAGTTTGACCGACTGAAGAAACTCGCTGAGGCGATACCTCAGCAGCCGAAACAAGTTGTAGTTGGCATTTGGGGTAATCCTGAGATTGCAACCTATGCCACATACAACGAGTTTGGATGGGTGCAGCGAGTGACCGGACGGCAGGCCGGTTATCTTAATTTCCACTACGGCCTGGATTTGAAGCCGGGCTACACCCTTCAAAGCCCGCCGCGTCCATTCATGCGGGCTACGGCTGCGGCGAAGCAAAAGAAGTGGACGAAAACTCTGAAGGCCGGAATCCAACATTACGGCCTGACGAACATTTATAAGGCATTGGCCGCAACGGGTCGTATTGCGCAGATTGACATCCAACAGACGATTCAGAACAACGGCGTTGTGGGTGGGGAAGCCTTCCCTGACCGTAGTCCGATGACGTTAGAAATCTACGCAGTGAAGGACGCATTAACAGCCAGTGGCCGAAAGCGCAAAATCGAAAGCGATTCCGGTGCAGGACGAGACAAGGCGCTCTTTCTTTCCGGCACGTTATTGCAATCCATCGGGTACGAAATCAAATGACAGACGCAAAACGTTTGGGCGCGGCTTTCCGTGCTGGTCTCTTTTTCTCCAGAGGGCGAAATATTGCGCAGGATGAAGCCAAATGGATTACGGTACATCCGAACGGAAATGGCGCGAATGCAAACGGAGATGGTATTAAAGGCCGTCCCGTTCTCATTGACAGTGAATCAGGCAAGATTTTGGGAGGTATGGGCGGCAAGTTCAACGGGCAGAAAATCAGCCAGGTTGCGGGCGCGAGAAAGGCGAAGAACGAACGCAACAGCCGCCGCGAAGCCTTACGCAAGCAGAAAGCCGAAAGCGCGAAGATGGATTTCAGTCTGCCTGAGCGGATTGAAGAAGATAAGATTCTGCAGAATCGCAATCGCGGGAATATCGGGAGCCGGAATCAGATGCTTTCGATTGCGAATAACCCCGATTATTCGCGCCTGAGCGAATCCAACGACTTCGGCGCTGGTGCTCCGGTTGTGGCCTATGGCAAGATTCCGGCAAAGCAGTTGGGGCGGATTACGACTGCAACGCTTTCTGACGGCACGAAATACAAGGTTCAGTATGCCGTAGTAGACGCAGACAGCGTTTTGACTTCCAATAGCATTAACGGCCATACGAATCAGGAGTATTACTCCGATGATCCGAGCAAGATTCGAGCCATTTCAGGTAACGGGCGCATTACCGGCCTGCAGGAAGCGTACCGCAAGGGGACGGCTGAAAACTACGGCGATGAACTGGCGATTGATGATCGGCACGGCATCCCTGAAAAAGTGATTGACGGCATGAAGAACCCGATTCTTGTTCGGGTGATGCAGTCAAAGGACATTACGCCTGACATCGGCGACAAGTCCAACACTGTGGGGAACCTGCAAATGACGGCAGTCGAGCAGGCGAACAACGATAAAAACCGCATCGATTTCGAAAAGATGAAGTTTTACGATGATGGTTCTCCTACCATCGAAACGATTAAAGATTTCGTCTCGAAAATGCCGGTATCTGAGCAAGGGGCGCTTATTGACGTAGACGGCAACCCGACAAGGGCAGCCGTTGACCGACTGGACGGCGCAGTTTTCGCAAAAGCATACGACAACGACGGATTGACGCGCCTTTTCACCCAGGCGCTTGAACCGGAAAGCCGCACGATTATCGCGGGTCTGCAGAAAGCCGCGCCTGCTGTGCAAAAGCTGGCCAGCCTGCCCGATGGATACGATGTTCGTGACCTGATTGCGAAGGCAGCAGAACGGGCCGTTAATGCCAGACGCAGCGGCCAAAGATTGGCTGATGAAGCGGCTGCGAAGTCTCTTTTTGAGAATCAGCAGGACGATAACGCGGCTAGTGAGATTCTTAAGGTATTCGCCGCCAACTCGCGTAGTTCGCAGGCCATTGCTGATAAGCTAACAAAAATGGCAGAACTGCTTTATCGCGAAGGCACGAAAGAAGGATCGGACCTTTTCGGGGACGTACCGAGAATGCCGCGCGGCGAAGCTGTGAAGAATGCCCTTGCGCAGGACGGAAAGCCCGCCAAAATGAGCGCAGGTTGCATGAAGTGGTGGAATACCTACGGCGTGAAAGTCCTGCGGAAAATCTTCAAATAACCCGCCTCGCGCGGGTTTCTTTTTGGGGGCTGTATGGGGTTAAACCTTCACGGCATTGTCCGGGGCGCGATAACCGGCGTAGCGAAAGATCAACCCTGCGAACTTTTCACTATGAGCGGAAAGCAGGTGCGGGATGATCGGGGCGGCATGACGCCAGTGTTCAAAGCGCCTGTGACCATTCGCGGCCAGTGGCAAAGCCTCTCACCGGATGCCCTTCAGCATCTTGAAAATGTCGAGCTGGCGACAACGGTGCGGCGCATTTATCTGTATGCCGATACGGACCGCGCAAAAAGGCCATGGGCTGTGTGGCGGCCCCTGGGGCGCTCAGGCGACATGGTGCGGGATGAAAACGGCCAGCTTTGGCGCATCGATGCGGTTATTGAAGATTTCACGCATGAAGGCTGGGTATGTGTTCAAGCGACAATGCAGACATCCGGCGTTCGGATGATGGTCGAGGAAGAAAATGGCGACATCCCAAACACTGGTGAAGACAACAAGCCCTGATTTACTAAATGCTCTGATTGGCTTTTGTACTGAGTACGCTTCGCCGCCTTTGGTGGATTCTGAACACGTCTTGGACGGGTTTGGGTGCAACCGCACGTTACCCAGTGACGGTAACGATTTTGTGGTTGTGACCCCCATCAGCCAAACCCGAGAAGGTACGGACATTCCGCTTTTTCCTGCGGGTGAGGATCAACAGGAACTTCGCGAGTATGTGGCAGTTGATGTTCAGATTGACTGCTACTCAGCGAACAACTTTGATGCCATGGATCGGGCGCAGACTTATGAGACAGTGACCCGGTCAGATGTCGGAGTGGCTTTCTTTAAGCGCTTTGATATTGACTGCCAGTATTCGGACAGTTCACGAAACCTTTCAGCGGTACTCGATGATGATCGATATGTGAGCCGGTGGACATTGGTTATCCGGCTTGGCTATTGGAAAAGCGTCAAAGTGACGCAACAATTTTTTAACTCTGTAAATATTGGCCTGAAAGAGGCTGATGTTCACTTCAAACCGAAGGATTGAATATGTCGATTCCTGCAAAGTTTATTGTGGCCTTGACGCCTCAGGTTATCAGCGTTTCCGCGCGTGACCTAGAAACGAACGGCATGGTGCTCACGAAGAGTGCCCTGATTCCCGCGGACCGCCCTGCAACAACGTTCAGCAGTGCGTCCGAAGTCGCGGATTACTTCGGCGCCGAAAGCGCTGAAGCGGTCTTTGCGCAGCAGTACTTCACTGGCCTTACGAATCAGCAAAAAGCGCCTTCTGCGCTGATTATCGGGCGCCGCATTGATGAAGATGCAGCGGCCTGGATTCGCGGCGCGAAAGCTGGCGTTTTGCTGGCCGATCTGAAGAAGATCACAAACGGCGCAGTTACGATTACTGTTAACGGCGCGGAAAAGGCGGTTGCAGATATTGACCTTTCTGCGGCTACGTCTCTTTCTCAGGTTGCCGAAACGATTGCAAAGGCGATTACCGGCGTTACCGGCTCCTACGATTCAAACACCGATACTTTCACCTTTACAACTGAAACGAAGGGTGCGGATGCTACGGTGACTTTCGCAGGCAAGCCCGCCGCAGGCACGGACCTCGGAGCGCTTTTAAAGCTGACTGAAGCCGCTGGCGCGGTTCTTTCGCAGGGCGCCAAGGCGCAGACGGAAAGCGAAACGCTTGATGCGGTTGTGGCAGTTACGGCCAACTTCTCCCAGTTCACTACGCTGTGGGAAATTACGGACAAAGCCGAAGCCGCCGCGTACTCGGCATGGGCTGATGTGGACGATGATTTTGTGTATGTGTTCTGGTCTTCGGACGAACGCATGACTAATCAGCTTACGCAGTCCGGCACCATTGCCGCCGCGCTGAAAGACAAGTACAACTGCACGCTGATGCTTTTCGCTAAGACTGCGAAGACTGCGGCCTTTGCGATTGCCTACCCTGCGACGATTAAGTGGGATCAGCCGCAGGGCATGAAGGTGCTTTTTGCGAAGTCTGCCAGCGGCCTGGAAACGTCCGTAACTAGTAAGGCACAGGCAACCGCGCTTGATGAACTGCAGGTTTCCTACATCGGCCAGTTTGCTACCCGTAACGACGAATTCCAGTTCGCGAATCGCGGTGCCCTGGCATCCGACTTCTACGGCTTCTACGATACGTTGATTGGTTCTATTTGGCTTCGCTCTAAGATTCAGACGGCCATTATGAACGGCTTCGCTTCTGTGAATCGCGTCCCGTACAACGAACGCGGCTACACGATCCTGCGGTCTTGGATTACAGACCCGCTCAATCAGGCGCTTTCTAACGGCGCGATTGATTCCGGCCTTGTCCTTTCTGAATCTCAGCGTTCGCAGATCATTCAGGAAACCGGCACGGACGAAAGTGCAAACGACATCGAAAGCGTTGGTTACTGGCTTTCTATTACTGACCCCGGCGCCGCAGTGCGTGCGCAGCGCGATACGCCGGTCATGATGCTGTATGTCGGCTATGCCGGTGCCGTGCAGAAAGTCTCTCTGCCCGTGACAACTTTGATCTAATTCAGGTAATCAAAAACAGCGCCCTTCGCGGGGCGCTTTTTTTTGGAGCAAAAAATGGCTTTAAATAACAAAACCTCCGCGAATCTAGTAGCGTGGATGATGATTGAAGATGTTGCACCGGCCGGCTTTGAACTGACGCAGTTCGATACCGATGCGGGCGTTGTGGCAGAACAGATTGCCGAAGTGCAGGCGGATATGACGCTGGACGGCAAGCTCGTGGTTGGTTACACACCGAATCCGCAGGTTGTGAACATCACGCTTCAGCCTACCTCTCCGGCAGTTCCCTATTTCCGCGAACTGCAGCAGACGCAACGCACGCGCAAGCAGCCTTTGCAGGTTGACCTGACTGTGAGTTTCCCGGCAACGGGCCGCAATTATGTCTTCAGCGGCGGCGTCCTTACTCAGGGTACTGCAATGCCCGCCGGCAACCGCGTGCAGGGCGTTTTGAACTTTCAGTTCACGTTTGAGAAGGTGGCCTAAATGGCGCGTGAAGTACAGAAAATTACGGTGAAGGACGGGGATAACGAGCTGCATTTGCAGATTGCTCCCATGGATGCTGTAAAAGCCGAACAATGGCTTATCCGCGCAGGGCTTGCCTTGGGCGGGAGTGTTACTCAGATTCAACAGGGTGACGGGGTGCAGGCATTGGCTCAAGCCCTGAGCACCGTTGAGTATGAAAAGGTTGCGCCGCTCTGGAACGAGCTGCTTTCGTGTTGCTCTCTCGAATCAGGCGGCGCAACCATTTCGTTAACGCCTGAAACCATTGCCGGAAAGATTGAATTTCCTACAACGCTTTTCCTGATTAAGGCTGCGGCGCTGAAGGCGAATTTCGGTTTTTTCGGGAAAGGCGGCCTGCAGAACTTCCTTACTACCATGCGTGGCGTTCTGAGCTTCTAAAGATTAGCGGCGTGGGCAAGCTGGGGGACTTTCCCCCAGTCTGCGGCCGTGTCATTTCGGGGCGCCTTTGTACGCTGATTGAAGCGCAATCAGTGTATTCACTGGCCGATATGTACGCGCTTGATGAAATCCTGACGCTTCAGAACTATCACGAATGGCTGGCAAGCCGAAAGGACGAACATGGCTAACGTAGTTGATGAACTGTTGATTTCCATAGGCGTTGACTCGAAAGAGTTAATGTCAGGAATCAATCAGGCGCAGACTGACATCAAAGGCTTTGCCAATGACGCGGCCCGCAGTTTTTCCGGAATCAGCAAAGCAGGAAAGGGCGCGGGGGAAGTCTCTGCGCTCTCTTTCTCGAACCTTTCCGGGAAGATGCAGGATGTAGGCGCTACGGCGAAAGAAGCCGCAGCCTCCATTGCAGGTTCTTTTCGTGGGCTTGAACCGGTCTTTAAGGCGCTTACCAGTCGAATCACCCAGGTTGCAGCGACTTTCGGCCTGATGCTGGGAACGGCGCAGACTTTCTCAAACTTCATTGAGAAGTCGGACGCGCTGGGCAAGTTAAGCCGCCAATTGGGAATCAATGAGCGCGAATTGGACGCCTGGGGGAAAGCGAACGAAGCCGCAGGCGGTTCGGCTGAAGCCCTTTTTTCGAGCCTGAAGGCGTACTACGATAAAACAGGCCGCCCGGCTGAGGAATTCTTTCACCTAGGCGAAAAGATTGAGGGCATGACGCGCCGCCAAACGCAGGCTTATCTGCGTGCGCAGGGCGTGGCCTGGGATGCTATCCCGATCTTTCTGAAAGGGCAGAAAGCGGCTGATGATCTCGTAGCGAAATACCGGAAAACGGCCTTCACTGCGCAGGATGCAAAAACGGCCCGCGCGTTTAAAGTCGCGTGGATGGATTTCAAGATTGCCGCGCAGAATGTCGGCAATACCTTGATTCGATTGGTAGCGCCTGCGGTTACGAACATTCTTAACGGCCTTTCTAAGCTTGTCGGATTCATTGAAGAAAATGCGCGTGCGCTGGGGCTTATGGCAGTAGGCTTCGGCCTGGTGTTCGGCATTAAGTCCATTGAGCGCATTAAGGCGGCAATCATTGCAATCAGGGCTTTCGGTCTCGCGCTGAAAGTCGCAGTGTTACCGCTTACAGCCATCATTGCCGGTGTGGTTGCGCTGGCCTTGGCTATCGATGACCTGATTGGATTCACCGAAGGCGCCGATTCGCTTTTTGGGCGAATGCTGAAAAATTTGGGGATGTCGAATGAAGAAATTGAAAGCATCCGGCAATCTTTCAAAGAATTCGGCGCTGCAATTGGCTGGCTGTGGGATACGCTGAAACCGGTGCTTTCCGGTTTCCTTGCCATACAGTTCAAAATCATTGCCGCTGCGGTTGTTTTTCTCGTAACGGTAATTGAAAACGTAGTTGCGCTCTTTGTCTGGCTTTTCCGCGTTATCGGCAAGGGCTGGGATTATGTCAAAGGACTCTTTGGCGACTTAAGCGCATGGTTCGGCGATTTGAAGAACAAGGCGTCCGAACTTGCTTCGGACATCGGCGACAAGTTCGGCGCGGCCTGGGATTGGACGAAGGGCGTAGGCTCAAAAATCGGGGATGCGCTGGCCGATGCTTACGGCTCTGTGAAAAGCTGGGCCGCAAGCATCCCGGATATGTTTTCGCTGGCATTTGCTCATGGTTTTTTGAAGGCTTCTGAGTGGGTGCGAAAGCTACCCGGCGTATTCGGGAGCATCGGCCAGTGGCTTGCGGATGCCTTCACCGGCATTCCTGATGCGATTCTTGACGCGCTCAATATCGCGTGGGATTACGTCAAAAACTGGTTTAAAAATCTGGGCGGAATGATCCGTGAAGCCCTTTCCGGTTCTATCGGCGGTTTTCTTAAGAAAATCGGCCAAAAAATCGGCATTGTGGCTGAGGATTCCGAAGAAATGGGGGATGTGACCAAACAGTCCGGGGCTTTCGTGACGGACGTTCAGGCACGTCAGGCGGCTTTACAGCCTGCGGGCGCGAATGTCAGTACTCAGGCCACGATGAATGTGGTGAACAACATCACCACAAAGGACAATCCTGTGGCCATTTCTCGGGCTGTTAGCGGATCGGTGAGGCCCGCCTGGAAGCAGACGTATTCCATGATCGGAAATTCAATGTCTGCAGTCAATCAAAAGTAGGTGATCTATGGCGCAGGATTACACAGGCTGGGCGATTCTTAACAGCAAGGGTTTGCCGATTTGCGACTACGTAGGCATTACGGCCTGCAATGTCAGCCAATCGGCAACCGTGCTCACGGAACCGCTCGAAAACGGCGAACTTGCGGCCTTTAACAAGGTTCAACAGCCGGATGCTGTGAGAGTATCAATCGGCATTGACGGTGATCCCTCAGTGCAATCGGCTGCGCTTAATTCGCTTTTGCAACTGAAGCAGGCTGTGGGCGTTGATTCGCTTTGCCAACTAATTACGCCGTTCTTTGTCATTGACCGGCTGGCGCTTGAGGAAATCAGCCAGGCGCGTTCTGTAACTCAAAACGCTTCTTCGCTGATTTGCGAACTTTCGTTTTTGAAGGTGCGCATGGTGTCAACCGGTGCCAGGCAGGTGCTTTGGACGCCGAAAAACCCGACTTCAGCGAATAACGTCAATGGCGGAAAAGTTCAGGCTGAAACAACGCTGGTTAAAGGTGTAAATGCTGCGTTTGACCTTGGGAGCGATAAATGACCTGGTACAGCATTCCGGTTTCTCCCGTCCCGTATCAAACGGTGAGCGCAGTAATCAACGGCCAAAACTACCGCTTGACCATACGGCACCTGGGGGACTTCCTTTATTCTTCAGTGAATGTGGACGGCGAACAAGTCTCAGATAACGCGATAGCAGTGGCAAACGGGAAGCTGATTCCCTTCCCTACTGCGGTTGCAAAGACGCCGCTTTACTGGTTCGATACGCTGGGCAATGACCGGCCGAAGTACACCGGCCTTGGGGACCGCTGGCAAATTGTCTTTAAAGGTGAGTGATGTCTGAAAGCTACTCTGAAAAGCTGGTGCGCATCACAATCACTTTCGATGAAGGCGGCGAAAACGGCTCTCAGATGATCTTCATGCAGCACGCCATGAACATGAGGATTACGAAGCAGGGAGCGCCGGAACTGCCGAAAGCGCAGATTGAAATCTACGGCCTTTCGATGGATCAAATGATGCAGTTAACCATGCTGTCATTTGATGCCTTGTCCCTGCGCCGCAATGTGATTGAAATTGCGGCTGGGGATAGTGCCTCGAATCTTGCCGTAGTGTTTCAGGGCGAAATCATGAATTCCGCGCCTGACATGAACAAGGCGCCTTCGCCTGTAATGCAGATCGAAGCCATTACCGCGGCTTATCCGCAGTTATTGCCTACGGCCCCAGTGGCCATTAAGGGTGAGCAAACCGCGGAAAGTTTAGGGCAGAGTTTTGCGCAGCAGTCCGGACTATCTTTTGTCAACTGTGGGATGCAAGGGAGCCTGAAGAATTGCGTCATCAACGGGGACCCGATGAATAAGGCCCGCTGGCTTGCAAATACGATGGGCATGGACCTTGTTATTGATGATAAAGAAATGGTTTTTGTCGCACCGGATAAGGCCCGCGGCGAAACCGTGGCGGTTGATGTCATTGATCCGGAGTCCGGTGAAATCGGTTATCCCTCCTTCGATTCGATGGGCATTCAGGCAACCTGCTTTTTTAATCCCAACTTGCGGGTTGCGGGGCTTTGTCGAATCAAAAGTTCAATGCCTCGCGCATCAGGCGTTTGGAAGATTTACAGCGTTACGCACGATTTGGCAGTGAATATGCCTTCAGGCGGGGCATGGCGCACAACAATCGCGGGCACCTGGATGGATTCTTAAGCTATGGCAGAAAAAAAGAGTAACGCGAAGATTTCGGCCTTCGGATCCGAAATGAACAGCCTTGATTTCTTCATTCGGGCGCTCATTAAAACCATGGTTTCTACGTCCATTCCGGTGAGAGTGGACGCAGTCGAAAGGGGCGGCGAAGGCGGTGCGGCGCTGTATGTGGACGTGACGCCGATGGTTACGCAGACGGACGCCGAAGGAAATTCAATTCCTCCGGTGACAATCCCCCATCTGCCTTATTTCCGGTACCAGCATGGGACCGCAGCGATTATCTGTGATCCGAAGGTAGGCGATTTGGGGCTGGCCGTTTTTGCGCAGCAGGATTGTTCACGACTTACTGGCGATACCACACCCCAGGCGCCTGGAACTTTCCGATGCTTTGATATGTCCGATGGGTTTTATGTTGGAGGCTTTTGGGGGCAGGTTCCGAAAACCTTCATTCACATTGAAGATGAAGGGACGATACACGTAGTTGCGCCGAAGAGCTATCACCTTGAGAGCCCGAAGGTCATAGTTGACTGTGACACGGCGCAGGTCAATGCACAGACGTCGGTGACAGTTGTGACGCAGACCGCGACAGTTAATGCTTCGAGTTCGCTGACTGTTGACAGTCCTCAGAGTACCTTCACTGGGAACGTCGCGATTCAAAAGAATCTGACGGTCACGGGGCACATCTCCGGCACGTCCGGCATGAGCATTACCGGCGGCGCCGGAGGCGCCACGGCAACATTCCAGGGTTCGATTAAGGTTTCCGACGACGTTACGGCAAGCGGCATCAGCCTTAAGAGCCACGTCCATACTGAACAAGGCGACGGCGCTGACACGAGCACGCCGCATTAAGGGGGCGAGATGCACACTCAGAACACTTGGGGACTTTCTACAGACTGGGATTTGCAGTTTGACGCCAATGGTAAGCCAGAAGTACTTACTGAGGCGCAGGCGATTACGCAGAATGTCTGCAATGAATGCAGGCTTTTTTTGCATGATGCTTACTTTCGCTACGAAGACGGTATTCCGTGGTTTTCTGATCAACTAGGAAAGCCGATACAGGTTTCAGTGGTTACGGCCCGACTGCGTCAGGCGGCCTTGCGCGTGCCAGGGGTGCTTAGAGTCCTGAGCATCACCATCGAAGAACTTGAAAAGAAATCTCGCACCCTGACGGGAACAATTGAAATAGAGACTGAGTACGGTTATGGCAAAGGTCGAATTTAATGAGAAAACAGGCGTTGTGGTTCCCAATACGCAGACAGTCAGGGACGATTTTGCGCAAAGCGTGCAGGATGCCTTGCCGCGCGATTCGCTCGGCAATCCGGTTAACGTGGATTCAACTTCGCCGCTGGGTCAGGTGATTGATCTTGCCGTGGCCGAAGTTGAAGCGAAAAACACCGAAATTGCATATCTGGCAAATCAGTTCAATCCTGCGACCGCCAGGGGCGTTTTTCTCGATGCCTTAGCGAATCTCTACGGCCTGGAAAGAAAAGTTTCTGAGCCTACCGTAGTTGTTTGTACTTGCACCGGCCTGAAAGGGACCGTTATCCCCTATGGGGCGATTGTTTCTGACGGGAGCGGAAATCAGTTGCGCCATTCGCAGGCAGGCGGCGTTGAAATTCCCGAAAACGGCAAGGTAGATACAAACTTCGCAACGATCGAACACGGCGAAATTGAGATTGCCGCAGGGACCGTTACGCGCATTGTGACTGTTGTCCCTGGCTGGGATACGGTGACAAACGCCGCTGCAGGTGTTACGGGCCGCACTATTGAACCGGACGGCGAACTTTTGAACCGCATGAAGGAAAGCTACGCCATTAACGCCAACGGTACGGTTGAAAACCTGCAGGCGAATTTGGCGGCGCTGGATGGGGTTTTGGACTGCGTTGTTCTGGAAAATTACACGAACGTTCCGAAGGTCGAATACGGCTTAAATCTTGAAGCGCATTCGGTCGGTATTTGCATTGTCGGTGGGGACGATAATGCTATTGCACGCACGATTTTTGAGCGTAAGTCGGGCGGCTGCGGGACGAACGGAGAAACCGAAGTGCTTTTCATCGATACAGAGCATTTCAACGCAAGTTATCGTTACCGGATAGTTCGTCCTGCTGCGGTTCCCTTCACCATTCAAGTGACCTTCGATGCTGATGATATGAACACTTCGGAGAAAGAAGCGGTTATCGAAGCATTGAAGCAGGATTTTTTGGGCGAATTAAAGAATCCTCGCGTTACGCTGGCAAGCACGGTGTACGCAAGCCGCTTCTACCAGTGCATTCAGAACGTGACCGAAACCCCAATCAAAACCGTTCTGATTGCAGTAGGAGATGCGGAACCTGCGGTTTCTATCGAAATTCCAGCCAATCAATCGCCTGCGCTCTCGAATGAGACAATCAAGCTGCAGTTTGGGGATAACCTATGAGTACGCAGACTTGGGAAGATTTCACGGCGGTCTCGGATGTAAGAGATATACCAGATGTCGCAAGCGAAGCCAGTGTAGCCATGCAATCACAATATGCGCATGGCCCCAACTTTCGTGCGCTGGCCCGAATCTTTCGGGAGCAAACGGACGCAACCGAATCGATTGATGAAATTTCGGTAAAGCTGGCCGATGTGAACACTGCAAAAGGCGTCTTTCTTGACTGGTGGGGCAAGCGTATCGGCATTGACCGTAATTTAAAGGTGATTGATGAATACGTGCGCTTCGATGATGATTACTACCGCTTTCTGCTGCGCTATCGGGCTATCTGCAACATTTCAGATACAACCTGCGCAACAATGAACAAGATGCTTTCGATGCTGACAAGCACGCGGGTCTTTGTCGTAGACTATCAAGACATGACCCTCCAAAGCATCGTGGTTATCGGAGCTATCAATGACTTGCAGGCCATGATTTTGCAAACATACGGGCTTTTGAATCGCCCTGCGGGTGTCATGACGAACTTTCTGATTATCTATCCGGATGAAAAAATCTTCGGCTTTGACGGGTCTGACCTGTTGCCATTCGATCAAGGCGTTTTCAATCCAGGCAGAACGATTGGGGTAAGCAAGTAAACCATATCCACACCAAAAAAAACGACCCCGTCTGACCGAACATCAGGCGGGGTTTTTTGTAGTGCGCTCGGCATGAGCGCGTTCTAACGGGTGAAAGTCCCGAGTGCAGGGGGT